CTCCGATAGCTTTCTGGTGGCCATGAATTCTTTAGGGGATCTTCCACAGTTAACGTCTTCCGCAACAATTACTTTGATATTGTTGTCCTGGATGAAATTTATCAGCGTTTCCCGAAAAGCCTTATGCTGTTTGTTGTTGTTCCTACGCATAGACTCTGTAAAATCCCACGTTCCACCTCCGTGTGTTGAATAATAACCGGTGTGAGTGGCCACATCGACAGCTAGCACATTGTGCCTTGTTATTTCACTTTCTTCATACTTTTCCATTAAATAAATGATACATCGTTTTTCTTGTTGATTATTAATTTATGCGGATAGTTCTCCGCTACATTGCCGTGACTAACCACTAGCGATGTGAGTTGTAGTGAGTTAAGAGAATCGAAAATGCTGGCCAATCCGGTTTCGTCTGTTGCTTCCAGAATCTCATCAAGAACAAGAAGATCTAAACCTTTCCCTTCTTCACAGTTGAGATTAGTAAGCTTCTGCATGGCAAGGATATTAGCCATGTTTACTCTGGCTTTTTCTCCTTCTGAAAACTTATCGAATGACCCGCAATCAATTCCGTTACGAAGAAGAGAAATCGAAATCTTATCTCTTACCTTTCCGCTTTTCAGAACGGTGTAACCTGAGAATTGAATGCGGATATCGCTTCCGATATTTTCCAGAAATGTATTGGTCATATTGGCTAGTGCGTCAATTTTGCTGTTTGCCAGATGAGTTTTAAACTCAACAAACAACTGTTCCTGTTCTTTCAATTCAAACAATTCCTTTTCGATATCAGCCTTATCCCGTCCGACTTGCACATACTCCTTCTCGTATTCTTTGAGAGTTGCTTTTAGTGAGTCTACGATAGTTTCTGCCTCCACTTTATCCAAATCATCAATAGAATTCTGGAAGGTTTCAATTGCTCCCTGACAGGTTCTAATCTTTAGCGCAAAGTCTTCAATAGCTGCTTCTTGTATTTTCGTTTGTTTGTCCATAATATCAAAAGCTTCATCAAACATGCTTGAAACAAGACTGCTGATTGAGCGTTCAATTCTATCGACCTCTGCATCCAAATCGTCTTTTTTGCGTACCAGACGTTTTTGGTCAAACGCTAACTGGTCTACAATAGAAGATTTCTCAGATAGTTTCCGGGATTCTTTCCGTAGGTTATCAGAAAGCTGGTGGCTTTGGTTCTCATTATCTAAAATTTGCTTCTGTAAGTCTTTGGTTGTGGTTAAAGAATTTGCAAGAGATTCGTTGATGTTCTCCAGAATGGATTCTTTTTCCTTAATATCAGCCTCAACTTCTTTTACATCAATATCGGCATCAAGAACAAAGCGGTGTTTGCACGCTGGACATGTGATCTCTCCGGCTATAGAATTCTTTAGATTGGCTATAGCCCTTGAAGTGTTGCTCTTTCTTTCTTCCAATTCTTCATTCTGCTCTTTAGTCTTTGCTAGATTAGCTTTTATTTCAGCTAAAGCTTTATATAGCTTTGTAGCCTCTTCTTCATTTGTTTCACCGAGCTTCCGATAAGACAAACGCATAGCTTCCAGTTCTGCCGTTTCAGCTTTGATAGATTTGGCGGTCTTTGATATTTGCATCGATACGGCTTCAAATTCCTGTTCTACCTTACCGATTTGCTTTTCCAGTTCAACCGCTTTTTCTGCCCAATTAGAGAAACCTGAAAGATTTGATGAAGTAAACCAACCGCATATCTGTTTGTAAGCGTTATCCGTTTTACTGTCTGATTCTTCCAGTTTAGATAGCTTGTTGTAGATGTCATCAAGTGTTTTCAGATTTTCATTTGTCTGCTCAATATTTTGTTCAAACTCGCGAATCTGTTTCCGACGATTGGCTATAGATTCATTTAACTCTGCTTTCCTAGATTCTTTACTGGAAGCTTTGTTCTGCTCATTTTCAATAGCGCGTTCAATCTGATCTTCTACTCCGGCAATCTTTCCTTCGATATGAGAAACCTTTAGCTCTGCATCCCGGAGTTTAGATTCAACTGGAGAGATATCCTTCTGCAATTCCTCAACAGAGCTATCAATGATATTGGCATTAGAAAACCGGTTGATGATTTCTTTCTTTTCTCTATCAGAGCTGGAAAGGAAACAGTCGTACTTGTGCTTGCTAAGAATGAAGTTACCGAATATATCATCTTTAGTAAGGCCGATACGGTCTAAGATGTATTTATTATATTCAGCTACAGAAGATTGTTTGTCCCTGTCTGTTTCTTCGCTATCTGTAAGACAAACAACTTTTTGCGGCTCTTTGCGGGACAGTGTGCGTTCTATACAGAAACTCTCTCCAATAGCGTCATTAAATAACTCGGCTCCAATCAAAGCCGAATCAGACATATCGTTGATGATCTCTTCCGCTTTTACCTTTCTTAATGTCTCACCTGTAAGTACGATAGAAGTAGCTTCCAGTAGTGCCGACTTTCCAGAACCATTCGAACTCTGGTTGTCCGCATCCATGTTGTTGCCGAAGATAAGAGTAGTAACGCCCTGGGTAGGAGAGTATTCAAACTCCTTGAATGACAGCAGGTTCTTTGCGTATATTCTTTTTAATTTCCACATACTTAGCTGATTTTATCGAGGTACTTCATCCCCAGTTCTACATTCTTTTCTTTCTTTTCGCAAAACGATGAGTATTCAGATTTGATTCCGGACTTATCGAACTTTGATTCCAGACCTGAAGATTTTACTTTTATCTCTTCGACTTCTTCGGCAATCAATTCAATCTTGGATACTCCGGCCTCAATCAGTTTAGCTTTATCTACCATTTTGCTTGCCGCTTTGTTACAGGAAACTTTGGTTTTTACGAGATATCTGTCATCCTCTTTAAGCATTTGGATTTTGTCGATAAAAGCATCATTGATTTTGCTAGCATTGATTTCGATAGTCTTGTACCGCTTGTTGACTTCATTTTTGACAAATTTGTAACTTCCATCGGTATACAGCACCGTGTAGCCTTTTTCTTCGTCTTCGCCAAAGTTGTGCTGGCGTGAGCTTCCGATATATTCTACGTTGGTTCCTTGTATCTTGCAACGGTTGTGGTAGTGCCCGACTAATACTGTGTCAAAGTCTTGGAAAATATTGGTTGCCAGTTCTTTTTCATTTGAAGTAGATAAGGCTCCATTAATTCCTTCGTGGATATATAAGATGTACACTTCATCGTCTGTAAAGCTGATAGAGTCAAGTAAATCATCTAGTTTGTCTTGGAAAGAGCCGTTTTCAGGGAAATATCCCATTATGTACAGGTTCACTTTGCCAAATTTAAGAGCAGTAAATTCATTGACTACGCTAACCATCGGGTATTCGCTGAAAACGTGTCCATAGCCATATATGGACTCCTGATCTACCAAATCGTGGTTTCCGTTAGCTATTGTTACTTTGATGTTATTATTGCGGGTTGAAAGTAAAAACTCTCTTACTGCAAGCAATGTATTCAAGGTCTGTGCAGCACGAGATTGAAACAAATCACCACCAATAACAATCGTATCTATCTTATTCTCAACGCAAATTTTAATAGCCTCATTACAGTTTGCTATAAACTCATGGGTATTATCTTTGCTAACGTGTAAGTCGTTCATTAACAACGCGCACGGCTCAATTTTATTTGCCATAATTATTAAAATAGTTGGAATAGGCACGCCAAGTTAATGACGTGCCCGTGTGTGGAGAGTGATTTATCTTCTTCTTTCTGGACGAGCTGAACGTCTTTGGCGAGCAGCAGGTTCATTGGTATCGTCGTTGCGACTGTTACGAGGAGATTCCGGCTCCTCTTCTTGGGTCTTTTCCGGCTTCTGTTGTGATTCGGGTTCGTCTTCAGGTTCTGGTTCCGGCTCTGGAGCAGGAGTATTATCTTTCGGCTCTTCCTGTACTGGAGCATTGCCTTTAGATTCTCCGCCTTTCAGTTCTTTCTCAATTTCTTGCAGAAGATCTAAATTAGACTTGGTGCGGGACACTCTGATATCAAGGTCATTCTCTTCGATGAATTCCTTGATCTGTGTGCGTAATTCCTGGCCTTCTTCTGAACGGTCACTAGTTCCGGCTTCATCAAGCTTTTCCCATATATCCCACAAATCGTCGATTGTAACGGTCTGGTTGCCGGAAGCTTCTCCATCGGCGGCAGTGTTTTCGCCCAATTTAAAGTGTGAGTTGTCGTCTGAAGGAAGAGACATTTTGATTTTGTCGATTGCGTCAACGATACGCTGTTCGCCCATTACGTCAATATTGACTTCCTGGCAATAGTTCGTCAGATACGCAATTGTTGCCTCCAGATGATATCTTGTATAGCGATAGATTGATTCTGGAAGTCTTGGGGCGTCAAGTAATGCTTTCAACTCATCGGCTGATAATTCGTCTTTATCTCCAACCGTATCAATGTTGATTGAATACTCGGTTTTGCTTTCTGTCTTACGTTTGATCTCAACGAAGTAAGCATCGTTGAAAGAAGATATTGGGCATGGTACTGTACCTTTTTTGCACAGCTTGTTCCACAGATCCATTTTTCTTTCTTCCAGATCTTTGTACTGAGAGTAGGATAGACCTAATAATTGGATGCCATCGCCGCGCTTTTCCTCGTCCAGAATATACATGTATCTGGAATTCGACCATTTCAGACCACCAGAGAATGAGCCTTCTGTGATTTTCTTGCATAGAGCTTTATCGTCACTGTACTTATCCAGAACAGTAGTAACAAACTCGTCAACAAGGTCACATTTCAACTCAGGGAAGGGATATTTGGTGTGGCAAATACCAACATAGGATTCTTTCGCCTTGCCTTTGTCGTCTGTAAATTTGAATTTGAGCAACAGTTCCTTTGAAGGGTATTCATAGCCTTTTCTTTCCATCGGCAAAGCGTTGCCATCTGCGTCAATAACTGGTGCTAGGGGGAGGATTCTAACGACGTATTTGCCGTCTTTCTTCATTTGATAGCGAGGGATTCGCTTACTGAATTGTTCACCGTCACTTTTTCTTTTTGCTTCGTCGATTGTTTCTTGTGACTGCGCGAATACGTCCATTACGGACATCTTTTCTAAATCTTGTTCTGCCATATCGAAAAATAATTTTAAAAATTAAATTTTCCGAGATAGACTTTCCCACTGTGAAGCATAGGCATCCATATATGGCTCTCTTGCTCCAGGAGTACTTAATTCTTTACGCTCCAGAATTTTTATACTCCATTCAGTTTCGGCATGATGAATAATTTTCTCGATCACATTATTCATCTCAATTGATTTTTCGCCTTTCAGATCAAAATATTCATATATTTCTCCTTGAACATGGCAGGTTCTAATCGGTGCGTATATTTCCTCAAAGTACCTGTATAAAGCATCTACTGGTGGATGGTCTGGAAGTTCGTCAGATATAACTTTCAATATATGACCAAATAAATACTTTAGATTTGGTAGAGCTTTATTTTTCTCTTTGTCGAATAAAAGATAGCCATATTCTCCATCTTCTAAGTTTCGAACAGATTCTAAAAGCTCACCGGTGTCAGGGTCTCCATCTCTAATATGGAGAATTCCTTTTTCATGAATCATAGAACTCTTTTGTTTTAATTGTTTTGACGTTTGCAAAGGTAAGGCTATTTTTTTAACTTGCAAGCGTTTTTGTAAAACGGAACTAAAATTGATTTTTGTGTTTTTATTTAAACTGCTGATTATCAGTTTTTAAACATCTTTTATTTTCTGTTACAAAAATGCTATTTTAACTCATTGTTAACATTTATAATTCTTTGGTTATAGGAACCTCTCCATTTTAAATTCGGCTCTGCGTATTTTTCAACAAACGGCCCGTCTATTAATACATCAATGCAGGATAGTATTAAAGGGTATTTCTTTTGTATCGTTTCTAATGTATGTCCGGACCACAGCCAAATCGTTTTCGATGTCTGCTTTTTAATCATTTCGCATAGCTGGAGGATGCTGTCATATTGCATTAATGGCTCCCCTCCTAGAATCGAGATATTAAAATCATCAACATTAAGAGCATCATATACCTCTTCTATCGTCTGGCTCCTTCCAGAATGAATATCCCAGAAAGGCTGGTTGTGACACCCTTCGCATTGTAAATGGCATCCAGATACATATAGAGAATTACGTAATCCGGGTCCATCTACAGAGGTTGAATGTGCAATTTTAGCTACATATAGAGTGTTCATATTAATTATGTATTACGCGATCCTTTAATTCTGCCAGTTTTCCAGAATTCCAACTGTCGGTAGTTCCAACCAAATATCCCGTGATACGTTGTAAGCAGTCAATATGATGACTACCACAGCTAGGACATGTTTTTAAATCTTTGGTTGCGTCTTCATATGAACAGTCCATACATCTGTTGCGATTATGGTTGATACTCCCATATCCTATATCGTACTTGTCAATCAGGTCTACTATATCTATTATAGCTTCCACGTTGTGCGTAGCGTCTCCATCCAGTTCCACGTAGAATATATGTCCTCCACGGGTAAGGTTGTGATATGGAGCTTCTGTGAGAGCCTTATGAGTTGCGCTGCAATGATAGTATACTGGAATGTGATTGGAATTGGTGTAATAGTCTTTATCGGTTATGCCCGCTACAATACCGTATTTTGTTCGGTCTCTCATTGTGAATTTGCCTGATAGCCCTTCTGCTGGTGTGGCCAAAACGGAGTAGTTTAGGTTGTATAGGTCAGCTAATTCGTCAACTTGTTGTTTTAGATGGGTAATGATTTTAATGCCCAAATCTTGCGATTCATTCGACTCTCCATGATGTTTGCCAGTTAATGCAATCAGACATTCTGCCAAACCGATAAATCCTACGCCTAACGTCCCATGCTTCAAAACATCACGTACTTCATCTTCAGGCTTTAGATTCTCCGAGCCAACCCACATGCCGGACATTAATAATGGAAATTGTTTAGCTAAAGCTGTGGATTGAAATTCATATCTTTCATGAAGTTGTTTCCCAGCCACCGAAATAACTTCATTCAGTTTTTCCATAAATAATTCAACCCGTTTGCTCTCAGGCTCATTCATTACAGATAAAGCCAATCCTGGAAGGTTGATGGTTGAAAATGACAAGTTGCCTCTTGCTATTGATGAGCTTGTACTAAAACGATTCTCAAATACGCGGGTACGGCATCCCATACACGCCACTTCATGCTCGTACCTCTTAGGATCATCAGCGTTCCATAGCGGACTTTGATTAAATGGTGCGTCAAGATTTAAAAAGTTCGGGAAGAAACGCTTTGCGCTAACTTTGCATGCAAGTAAATAGAGATCATAGTTAGGATCTTCCGGTAAAAAGTTTACGCCACGCTTCTTTTTCCATATCTGGATGGGGAAAATGGCGGTTGAGTGATTGCCCACTCCGCTATATGTGGAATTTAGCATTTCACGAATAATACAACGTCCTTCTGGGGATGTATCTGTGCCGTAATTAATAGAGGAAAATACTACTTGGTTCCCTCCACGGCTATGAATTGTATTCATATTATGGATAAACGCCTCCATAGCTTGATGCACACGGTTGACAGTCATATTGATGGCATGTTGTTTCCATTGTGTAATCCCGGAAATGTTTGAAATGTCTTTATATAAATAATCATCTATATAGGCTTTGTGTAAGTCGCTTAGATCACCGAACAATACTTCCAGTTTTTGTACTTCCTCAATATATGTTTTTCGCACATAAGGGGCCAAATAAAAATCAAATGCTGGAATGGCCTGTCCTCCATGCATTTCATTCTGTATTGCTTCCATAGAGATACAAGATAGTATGCTGGCGGTTTCGATTCGTTTTGCCGGACGTGATTCACCATGTCCTGCTTTAAACCCTTTGGTTAAGATTTTATCTACTGGATGCTGTAGGCAGGTTAGGCTTTTCGTTGGATAGTAATCTTTGTCATGGATATGCAAAATGTTAGAATCTACTAAAGAGCGAGCATCGTCAGATAGCAGGTAATCATCTGTATATTCTTTGGTCCTTTCACTGGCAACTTTCATCATCATTCCAGCTGGTGTGTCAGCGTTCATATTTGCATTTTCACGGGTAATATCATTCTTCTTTGCTGCAATGATATCTGAGATAATCTGATTGCTTTCACTCTTCCGAGCCTTATCGCGTTTGTTTCGATAGATTATGTATGCGCGGGCAACGTCCGGCATATTGCTTGCCATTAGATGATTTTCGACCAATACTTGTATTTCATTAACTGCCAAGCACTCTTTGTTACTTTCTTTGCAGATGTCTGATGCGATTTTGTACGCAATGTTTTCGTCCTTTTCTCCACATTCTCCCATCGCTTTACAAATAGCGCGACAAATTAACTGATAGTTAAACTCTACAATTCGACCATCTCTTTTTTCTACTTTCTGTACCATGATTTATTCTTGTTTTAAATAACCTTGTTGTTTTTTTGAAAAGTAAGATTTATATTCATTTGATTCTTCAATGAATTTTGTGGTATTATTGAATCCACAACATGCCGGTTCTCCGCATAGTCCATTTCGGTAAACACACTTACGAACCATCATTTTAGCTAAGTCCGGGTCGATATCAGCTATCTTTGATTTAATTTCCTGAAAGACTTCGGTTGTCTCTTTGCTTGCTTGTAGGCATAGGCGCAACTTTGACATGTCAATCAATGACTGTGCGTTCAGGAGTAATCCGAGATTGACTGGTGTGTACCTGTCAGAGTTCTTTTGCAGCCATTCCAGTTCTGATACAACACTTTGAATACAGTCCTGCGCTGAACTGGTGTCTCCGCAATTAATCAAAGCGTTAATTCCCACCAGCTTCATATTGATGTCGTCTAGCTTGGCTATAAGTCCTGGGTTTGCTCCATGTCTGTCGCTTCTACATGTTAACTGGAAGGGAACGTTCCCAACGTGATGCCGGAGTAGGTGAGTTGCTACAAATAATGGGATACTTTTTGCCGTAACCCAAAATATTTGTGTTCTGGCTGGAGAGTGTTCAGACTTGTAGATGCTGAGAAGGGATTGTTTACTAGTTCCTAGGAACGTCATTTCGCATGCTTCACGCATGAGTGATTCATCGGTAATTTTCCTTACCGATACATAATAGTTTCCCATAAATTTAATTGATTTTTTGATGAGAGTTAAATACAAACGCAAATGTATAGATATCTTTTAAATAAAAAAGAAAGAGGTGCTAAAATTGCACCTCTAAAAATGTATTTTTAACACTCGGTATTTTGTTGTTTTTTCTAATTTTTGAATAATAAATTTCTGTATTAGTGTTTGTTAGCATAGGATTTCCAGAATGTAGACCATGTTTCCTGTATTCTATTAATGCATTTCTGAATTTACATTTTTTAAACAATGGGTTGCAAGAGCCATAACTAACGCTTTCAATTAACTCTGCCGGAGGTGATTGATTACGCATAAATTTCATGGCATTCATTATTAACAGATATTCTACAGGAGCTTCATACTTTAGAAAGTGTCCAACTCTGGTTTCCTCAAACTTCCTCTTTATTCTTTTTCTTCCGGGTGTTTTTAACGCACTTTTCTTCTTCTTTGCTGTCATCTTGCTTCTCTGGTTCTTTTACTTCCTCAACCTGGACAGTGTTAACGACGTGTTTTCTTTCTCTTTGCTTTAAGGACATGGCTTCATTTTCAGCCATGACCTTTGAATCTTTGATAAAATTGTGTATTTTCATTTTAAACCATATATGTTAGTGATAATTCTGTTGTTACTCCGTGATTATTGCAATACCTAACGATACAATCTCTACTTCCTCCCTGAATAGTACATCTCCAAACTGTCGAATAACTTGAAACTGCTGTGCTGAAGTTGACAGCATATGTCGGAGGGTCAATTGAGTTAGGGATTCTAAAGACTGTTCCTGAATGCACTATTGTCACTTTTCCTTGAATTGATACAATATTACCAATTTGCCGGATATATAAACCTCCACCAATATTTATCCAGCCGGTATCTTTTAATTTTTTCTGGTAGTCATCTCCGTATGTTGCGCCGATATTAGTACAGATTATTCGCTTATCAGCTTCTGTCTTAGCCATATCGGATAATTTATTAGCCAGTGTTGGTACTTTGTTTGTTACTTCAGAAAGTGAAACTGCACCAATATGTCCCCGCAGTGCTTCTTTAGTGATACTGCCACGTATGAACTGGGACAAGCCTCCATCTAAAAGTGAAAAGGTTTTGTCCGCTACTTCAATGGTGTACACGTCATCCACATTGGCTTTACCGTCCATATCTGTTGTGTACGCTGTAGATAAAACGTATTTCTCGGATAATAGCTTGCCATTTTCTTTTATGGTCGGACCTATATCTACAAACTGTTGGGCTGATATAGATAAGCTGCCAATAGAGTTGCTGATTTTGAAAACGCAGTCTGTATTAGAATCAAATCCGGATTTGGCGATAATAACACCATCTCTGTCTTGCCATGACAATGTTCTGATGAGATTTGTGTTCGACTTTAAATAATCGCTTTTGAGAATAATGTCCTGGGAGAATAGGGGAGTATTGATATTCACCTTTGCGTCTTTTCCCAGTACTTCTAAGAGAGCCACGCCTTTGCCATTACCTATAACAGTATTCCGGAAATGAGAGTTGTCTCCAATCATATTAATCAATACACCTCCATTGTCTGTGTTATCCAAAGCGTTGTAAATGGATGAATCTGTAATCGCAATGCCGCCAAATGTTCCTTTGATGGATGCTATAGGCTTTTTAAATTCGCATAACTCCCCAGTAAAGATTGCTACTACTTCATTATTTACCAGAAACTTGTACCCTTCTGTTTCGGATATGATAAACTGGTAGGTGCTTCCTTCTCCAACTCTTGATTGTACAATCAAGTTGCCGGCATTGTCATAATACATTTGACCGGTACTGTTTCCTGTCTGAACTTTAAAGCGTTCGTTGCTTACAATAGCCTTCTTTACATTAACTTCCCCGTTGAATGTAACTTTGCCATTTACTTCTTGTGCTCCAGTAGAAGAGTTAAGTAAAAGAGCATATCTGGACAAGAAAGCGTCTTTCATGCGTTTTCCGCCAGTTTCAGTAAGTGTTATTGCTTCAGGAATGATACCGGTTATTGGATCTGGAACAGTAGGAACTCTCGTACCTATCCCGCAGTCATAAATATTTCGACCTAATTTGTCTGTGCCATTTTCATATGCTACAGTTTCAGCTCTGTTTTGTTCATATATGTATTGGGGAAATTGTGTTAGTGATGATGCGCCTGGAAAGTGTCTTAGTTTTCCATTCAGATACACATAACCTTCTGAAATATTGGCTCCATTAATTTCACATCCGCTCATAATAAAGTTGTCACATCCTTCAAATATGCTGGAAAATGCTAAAGCCAAGTCTTGAAGGTTGATAATGTCGTCTATGTAAGTGTATCGTCCACCCGTTTGTGCTTGAAATTCTTTCATTATTGATTAAAAATTATTTTGTATGTTTTCCCTGCAACTTTATATCTGTCAACGATATATGATACCATTGCAGTGTATTCTATTTCGCTAATCAGCCTTGTGTCTATTTGAGGCGAATATACGATGAAGCTGCAGTCATTCTCGTCTGTGGTTTCATCATGATAATGTAACGCTTCACTACCTCCGGGAGCTTCGGATTCATATTTTAACAGCATATTGTCTGATTCTATGATGTCTGCCGCTTCCCAATATGCTGCAACCCCATTTCTCTTCCCGTTCTTGATAGCTATGGAATTGGCTTTATCGGCAAAGTATTTCCTGAACTTCCTGTTCAGATACCATTCGAATTTGATTATCTGGGAGGTCATATTTGCTTCGATGAGCGTTTCATTTGCCCATTCAGAGAAAGAGTCGTTGGCTGTTTGTAAAGGTTTGCATAATGCTTGCAAATACAGAATATACTTTCTTCCTCCCAGATAATGCGGAACGAGTTGGTTTATGACTTTATCAAAATTGACAGCATATCTCATTCTGTTTCAATTTTAAGTATGATGGATTCCCGCCATGTTTGCAGTGACTCTTCCAGTCCTTCTTTGGAACTTTGTTTGATAAAGCCACTATTGGGGACAAACATGCGGTCAATTTTCTTTTCATAGCTTGTTACATTGCCTTCTTCGTCCTGCTTTGTAGGTATCAGTAAGTTGTCGTCATTATATTGAGCAACGAATATACCCTGAAAATCACTGGAACTGTCTATATGTACGTCTGTAACATGTTCCGCCTGTTGAATAGCGTCGATTACTTTCTGCACATAGATATTACCGTTAAATTCGATATTGGCTATAAAGTTGTTCAGAGAGTTCTCGATGTTTGTATAGACTTCATCCTTGCTTATGGCTCCGTCATAATATACGGTAACTTTAGGGATTAAAACATCTCCGTTTCTGCTGACCACATTAACGCTTGTTCCGGCAAACTTAATCTGGTCTACATAAGAACGGACTGCAAGCATTTCGTTATCGTCTATTCTAGCAAAGCTCCCAGCCTCACCGGTAGCCACTTTCAGTAATAGTATTTTGTCGTAGAATCCGTCAGATTGATATTCAGAGTAGCTGACCTTGGTAACTACTCGTTTAGTCTCATCAATATTAGCGTAGGAAAACTGTGTTCCTTCATCATTGATAACCAATTTGTCTCCTGACTGGTATTTAAGCAGTGCGCTTGCGTAGTAGGCTGGAGTCCCATTCACTCTATATTGTAATTCTCTTGCCATATCTACTTTAAAAGTGTCCATGATGTTCTCAAATACCCAAATACAAGCCGAGGTGGTCCATGTAATTGCATTTAAGATAGACATCTTGGAATCATTAGTCACTTCGGTTGATTCCAGATATTTATCTCTGGTTTCTTTTGCTTCGTTATATATTTCCGTTAATGAACGTGCCATTATTCTTTTGTGTATATTTTATCGTTAATAATGAATTTCCATGCACCCGCATCATTCCAGTCCGGTTCATTTATAATCTGGAGGATAGCGTTCATTCCAGCTTCTGATGGCTCCTCACTTAAATATACAGTGCAATTTCTTCTTGTCCCATAGTCGCTGACAATGTATAATAAATAATTGTCAAGTATATCTTCATTGGCGAAACCTACATTTTTCAGATTTAATTCTTGTAGGCTCATGTCATAAATAGGAGAGAGGTCTGATATTGACGAACCTTCCAGGTCAACTATCACTGTACCATCAAACAAGAATAGTCCTTTCAGTGAATTTCTGTTTGAGTGGGATGTATATTCGTCGACTACGATTGGATTAACTGGAAAAATATCCCCATTAATATTCGACGAGTCAAAGGTCGTTAAGTTAAAGTCACCATAAATCTTAATTCTACGTTGCTCAACAGTGTTATCGAAATAATGAGACAAGGTAACTATATTATTGCTTAAATTAACACTTTCCAAATCACTGTTATCTCCCCAGTCTATTTGCATAATTCCATCTCCGCTGACAGATAAACAGGATAATGTACTTTCGGGATATATATGGCAAACAGCTCTTAAACTATACTGTGACTCTTTATTATACACATGCCGGGAGCCGTTACCTGGAATAATTTGGTTGTTATTTATTTCGTTCACAATACCATCATTAATTACATAATAGTCATGATATTCCAGTTCCATTCCGGGGATCAAATCAGTGTTCATTGTAAGCCACGTATTGCTTATTAAAAGGTCGAACAAGCCTTCTATGGAACCATAAAGATGCATTGCTACATCAAAAATATTTTGTCCTGTCTTTATTTTATATTTCGCCATCTTCGTCTACTTTTGAATAATCCAAATCAAGATATAGCTGTTTTGTTTCAGTATCAAACTCGGCCCCTTTAACATTAACCCGGTCAGCCTCAAACTCCTTTTTGATGACATAGGAAAGATCCGTATAGTTTATATTACTATGCAGCCATTGTATCAGGCCGACGCCACTTAGAGGGTATCTGTAATTATTAGTAGGAATACACTTTAATAATAGATTGGAGTTTTGCTGATTTGCTTTGATGATATTTACATCGGTTTCATTGCCGGAATATATGTCCGCATACTTGCCATTGAAAGAGATGAAGAAGTTGTTTTCTGATATAGTGATTAGCTGGGAGGCATACACGTTCTTCTTTTCTTTTCCATACAAACCAGTCCTAGCTAAGAACCATTCCGTTCCATCTACCGGGTTTACAATAAATGAGTAACTTTGATCCGCATACAATCGCTTCACTCGTATATAAAATTCTTTGTACATAGGAGTATATGGGATAACTGTATATAACCCATTCGATTTTATTTGAGATTCAGGGAGATGCCAAGGAACGGTAATCTCACCATATATATATCGTGATAACCCCGAATGGTTATCTACCCAGTTAAAAGAACGAGTTGTGATAGAGTTTTGAGGCTCTATCACAATATCATTTGTGTTTATGTTTATTTGAATGTCTTTTCTCATATGTTTGATAAAATATATGATTACTACTTAGTAATGTTTTATTTCTAAATAAAAGCTTCCATTAAATAATTGATTATCCACTTGATTGCTTCCAATCCGCCCAAAGCACTGGGTATTGTTAGCCAGTCGTTTAGTTCCATATATACTCTACTAATCTTGCCTGTTTAGTACATCGTACCGAAATCCATCATATTTACTAATAAGAAGCGTGAGACTGTCTCCTTTTACCATATCTATATTAATCAAATTCGCATTCCAATCATATACGTTATTAACTCTTATGTCATACGACCAATGTCTCACATGAAGAGTAAACATTAATGAAAAATCAGAAGGGAGTGATGTTAAACCAAAATAAGATGCGACGGTTGATTCGTCTGGAAGGTTTAAACCCATATAGCGATCAGATGCAATTAAATAAACGCTGTATTTTGAAAAATCAAATTCCTTACCATCGTCAGATTTGTAATTTACCCAATATATGGGCCTGGCTATTTTCATTCCAATACACGAAGTAGCAAGTATGGGCGCATCTGATTTGATCCCATAATTTCTTTTCGCGCCGCTCACATTTATCATCATACCATAATTAGCACCATTGTATGAATCTTTTTTAGTATTATTAACGAACCTGCACGTTGAAGTGTAAGCCCCACCCGCTGTAGCAGGAATTGTATCACCTCCTAATAACGAATAACTATCACTGTTTCCTACACGAATAAGGTTATTATATATCGCAAGCTGTCCGCCGCCATATTCTGTATTCACTTCAGAACCTATGCGACCACTTGCAATTTCAAAACCACCGATAGAGCCTCTATCCGCATTTACCGTCCCGTTAAAAGTTCCGCTATCAGCATTCACTGTTCCGTTGAAAACTCCACTATCCGCAATTACCTCTCCCTTAAACTTATACTTCTTATTTATCGGGTCAAGTTCGAAAACTATTTCATCATTCAATAGCGCAAAAATTCCTGTACGTTTTGTTCCATCTTCCTCTATCAAGCAATCTCTTCCCAAGACTATGCCGGTCAATTTACCGGTTTCTTGATCCCTTTTGCCAGAAAATATTTTAGGAGATACAACATATTCGCCTCCTATTTCTGTTTTGTTTTCTACTTTATCCCAATCATTAACCCAATCGGGGAGCAAGCCATTCTGCATATCGTTTTTGGCTTCATCAGAGAAATTATTCCATGAAAGTTTAACGTTCTCTCCGAAATGTACCCCATCCATATCCCAGTAAATCTCACCATCCGCTATGGCCCCATTGCCATCAGCATCAAGTCTCCACTTATACCCACGAATCCCCTGTGAACTAATGGTTATGTCGCCGGATGATTTGGTAAACCCCGAATTAACTAAGGTTCCTTTAAAGATTGCGTCTTCATTGAACTTCCATCCAGCAATAATAGAATCATTTATAGATGACAAAGAAAATATCGTTTTGCCATCTTTTTGTCCGACCAATTTAGCCTCATGTTCGGTACTGTATAGATATATGCCACTATTTTCTTCAATAGCACTAACAATACTGGACGGGCTTGTCTGGCTGATATCAGTTGTTGACATGTAGATACCTGAAGCGATATCATCTGAAACCAATACAACATGTGTAGAAGCCAACTTCTTTTCAGACATGTTCCAGCCTGATATTTGGTTTGTAGAGCCCAAAGAGAAGACTTGCCTAGCTTCATCGCTGTGTGCGGCTACTGGAAGATACCCCTCAATTCCATACGAGTTAGCAGATGTATAGAACATACAGACACCGCCTTTCTCTTTAACATAAGATTTGTGATTGAATGCGTTGTCTATTTCTTCTAATGTGGAAAGGTCAAATGGGCTGATTCCAATATAGTGCCTGGAAGAATCTAGTACTAAATAGTCTGAATGCAGTAAATTTTCTCCAAGACTCCAACCGCCTATATTGCCCGATATAGAAGTTATATTCCCCTCAAAGTAAGCGGAGCCATCTCCGTTTAGCCGAACTTTTCCTTTAGAAAATGTTGCATCTCCACCCTTTTGAATAGCCCAAATGATTTCTCCTGAATTATCTTCGACTTTTATAGTTCCTTCAGATAGTATTTTAAATAGCCTATCACTGCTCTGTATTCCTTTGGTATCTATCTCCCAACCACCAATGCTGCCACCATTTTCATTGATATGAAAAATATCTTCTCCTTCTTTGTAACCATATATACCGGCAGATGCTGCATCTGGACCAATATACACACCAGTAAGAGAATTTAAACCAGCTTCATTTACGACTTTTTTTCCTACAAATATTTTTGGAGTAATAAGATAAGTACTTCCGATAGTTGTCTTATTATTCTCCCAATCCTGTATCCAGTCTAGCATCGTGCTTTCTCTAATGACGGAAAACTGAAAAGTAATGGTGGAATCGTAACCTTCGTCAGATTTAATATCAAAAATCAAATAACCACTAATTGTACTTTTCGGAATCGCTATCAATTGGATACGTTTAGTATATTCATCAATTACTGATATCCTATAAGCAATGCCGCTGTTACTTGACGTTTTGTAAGTTAATTCATATTTGGCTCTTTTTTCTCCGCGTTTTAAAGAAACATCAGTATATGCAGAATTTAACTGGGGATTGTTGCCATCGTAATCAGCTTTGATAACACATGTGTTCGGCGAAAATAATACAGAGAAAGCATCGTTTATCGCCGATAATGTGATTATGTTTTTTGCTATGTTTACTACCATTTGTCTTTTTATTGAAGAATAGTTGATAGGCTGGGTGATTGGTTATGTCATTTCCTCTTTCGCCAACAAAGGAAGCCGTAAAACTTACCGTTACTTAATATTGCCATAGTTATTAACTTTTTATTATTTTACATTGTGTGGGTTAGTATCAAAATCGTATTCAGTAATTGATTTGAACCCAATCCAGCTATCTACTTTTCTATACGCATCACGACAACCAATTGGAACATACAGATCACACTCATTAGCATTATCTCCCCATCCATGTCTCAATGTTGGCGGTACCGTTGCTTTTATATACAACTTTTGAATATTGGAACCACGCCGCCAATAGCCATCTATTCTAGATGTTCTAGCTGGTAGGACTAATGTTGTTACTAAAGTATTTTCCAGCCAGTAATCTCCTCCAGTGTGCAAAGGAACATCGCCTCCATCTTCGAAAATTATAGAAGTCAGATTAACACAATTATTAAAGACTCTATTATATGCCAGTCCTACCGATTTAGGAATTACAATGGTAGAGATCTTTGTACCTTCAAAGAATGATAGTGCTATATTGTAAATATTAGGAGGAAGAGTTATGGATTCCAGACTAGTGCAGCCGGCAAACGGAGTTTTCTCAACCCGATTTACGTATGCATCCTCCATATTGGATCCTATGCTATTCGTATACCCGGTCCAATACTTGAACTCATCAAAATGAACTATTTCCTTGTTCTTGAACCGTTCTCCAAGAGTGGTTACTCTTTTCGCCTGTGAGAGAGTTACTTCATCAGTTCCACCTCCCCAAGCCCATGCACAAATGCTCTTTACGAGTTCATCTTTAAAGTCAATATATGCTATACCTGTCATATTGAATTGAATATTAGGAAAATAACTTTGAAGATTATAAAGAAGATCCGGAGAGTAATTGTCGGAACAAAGCAACTTGCCACGCATTACAGGGATAATATTGTTATCCCTTTCTCCATTATCATTAATTCCGTGAAATCCGTCTTCCGCCAAGGTTTGTAATGTCTTCAGGATATTATTACTCGTATAATTTTCATCAAAACCTATCACTCTGACGTACTGAAGCTGGTTCTGCTGATTAAGGATTAAACGTAACTCTTCCAATAATCGGTTATTGATATTACAATCCTCCACCCAGAAGTCGGATATCTCATTGCCATTGTTGAATTTCAACATAGCTTTTGTATAGCCAATGGATTTCACTCTGCTTGAGCCACTGTTATAAGTCAGATTTGCAAGATTTGAGTTTGCATCCGGCATTTTATGTATCATATCATCCGAATCAACCAGCAAATCGGTTATATTGGTAAAGGCAGACAAGTCCAAAACTATTTTAGTCCCGGAAAAAGCAGCAGTATTTAAAACTCTCAATGTGGCAGGAAGTGTTATGGTATCGAGGTTAGTACATCCTGCAAACTCTTTCGTAAGTGATGTTACAGAGGTGAGTGCCAGTTCTGTGAAAGCTTTTATCTCTGTGCCGATAAAAACATCTCCCAGTTCTGTAATTTCCCCCATTAGTCTTTTACTTATACCAATCTCATCGCCAAAGTGTTTTGCACATAGCGTTTGCACCAACTTATCTATAAAACGGATGTAGAACTCTCCATTTATATTGAGCACTAACCTATTAAAATAACTGCGAAGGGCAATAGCAGTATCTTCATAACAATTCGTATTGATATGAAGCGTTCCATCAAGAACCGGGCGAGGATCATCACCAGCTACACCGGAACTGTTAAGCCCAACATAAGTCCCGTCTGCCAGCTTTCCAAGGTTATCAAGCATCTCGGCTCCATTCTCATTATAGGTATATTCCCCAAACACTGCACGCACACGTTTAAGGGCATGTGCTTCTCCCTGTTCCTGCTGTGCATCCATGATCTTTATTAAAAGGTCAACCGGATTAAGTTTCGGACAATCACTGACAAAGAAGTCCGTAATCTTTCCGGCACAATCATCAATGAGTACTCCCTCCTGTTTCAACAGAGGGAAGTTCTGTAATGTCAAATACCTGTTCGTGGATGGATATTGAACCAGTTCCAGACACCCGCCTTGCGGAAGCCTTATCTGTGTCAGTGACGTTCCATCAGCCCAAACTCTACGTAAATGCGTACACACAGAAAGGTCAAGAGAACCGGCCAATGTGGCTATGTTAGACAAAAGGATAGATTGCAGAGATACACAATCCGAGATAGTAAGTCCCGTGATCGCAATAACAATCCGTTCTGTACGGCTTCCAAGTTCCAGTTCACGCAACATTCTTCCTTTGATGATAAGGTTGCCGTTGACGTTTTTATCATGCCACTTACCAATACTCATTAGCCAACTGGCTCCCTGAATGATATTCTGCTGGTCACCTGTGCCGCCAAGGTCTATTATCATTCTGCATACCTGTCCGGCCTTTGTCCTGCTACCCTTTACAATTGATGTACCGTTTGCAATAGTGGGATACATATCAATGGCGGGAATGATATCATACGTGATGGCATTTCCGGCAGCACGAACATTTATGGAGTCCGTTCCGTTTGCGGAATACTCTCCGAAACTATATTTTGAAGACATATACTGGATGCGCTTTTTCATCCATGCCGTTTCCGCGCTGTATAAATCCCCTAGTTCCTGTGTCAATGGGTCAGTATCATTCGTGTATCGTCCGGCATTCATCATTAGCTTGGCATTCTCATAGCGTTTAGAATCTTCATTCACTGTTACAGCCGGAAAATACTCTTTCACGTTGAGATAATATTTCTGGTACCACGCATAGACTTTTTCCGCATGAGTACCGGACTTTAAGCCGCCTAATACCTCCATAGCCGACATCATGGAACGCATTCCCACGGCAAGTTCGTCCAGGAACGCTAGTTCCAACAGATTCCAGAACACGGAAGTTTCTCCATTCCATACAGGAGCTCCGGTATCATAACTGTCATGTACCTCAACATAATACCCCTTTCGGAGTTGTCCCTGATTGGTGATAGGCATTATTGTATCAAGGTCGTCCTGTCTCCATTTCCATTTACAGCCTTCCCCGAAACAATACGGATATGTGTTTTTCGCTCGGTTGTCGGTAGCAGCTACAAATTCGGTAAAGTTGTGATGGTATACTGCGTCGGGAATATCAAAATAGGTCTTAGCTTCAGCTCTAAATTTGGCAACACGGGCATTGATGAAAAGCGTATTCAGTTCATCATTTGTTTTTCCTACCAAATCAGCACTTGATAAACCGTACCCCTTATTTACAAGTTGGGATATCAGGTTTATTTGTCCTTCACCTATATCAGATGGTATGAACCTTTTTTCAGCCGCCTCATAGTAATACAGGTTATACAGGTCAGTGTCACCCGGCTTTGCGATCCAGTATTCTACACCATTCTCTTTATAACCGGATGCGTCAGCATTCAATTCACCCAATGTCCCGTCAAACGGACGGATCCTATTCGAGCAGGAGTAAGCAAGGTTATAGGCAGGTATCCAGTATTTTATATTCTCCGTAAGTCCGCCGTCAAGATCGATACTGTTTTCTCCGTTATACTGCCATGACTCCTCGTCCTCGTTATATGTGATTCTGGTCGTATTCCAAGGCACACGGAACAAGGCGGGAAGTGGTGAGTTGTCGGCTCCCTCGATTGAGATGAGACCAGGAAACAAATCGGTATCATAGCCAAAACAATACTTGTCCCCCTTGTCCGGACCACCTGTGAATTCACCCATACAGGTATATACTATTTCCCCCTCGTCATTAAGTTCCTTGCGGAAAGCCATAAAGGGTTCCTGATAGACAGATACGCGGACTTTCGGATCAAGAGCCATTGCTTCATTAGTGAGTCCGAGCTGTTTATACAAATCCGTATATGAATTAACCGAACCAGCCTTGTGGTCTTGCATGGATGATGCCCAGTTTTTCTTGAATGTAACTGACGCACATGCGGGAACGTTATCAAACATGATAAACTTCTTTGTGGTTGTTGACCCATCAGCATAAGTAATAACAGATTTCGTCTTGTCAACCTTACACTTTTCATTCCATTCCCAGTATTTTTTAGAAGATGTGCCCTGACCACTCATTTCCACATTTGTGATAGACACGTTTCGTTCCGGGCGGTTTACAAATTGTATTTCAAGCGTACCTGTTCTCTTTGCTGTATCATAATAAGACGGGAATATATTATCGAATACAAAGACATTCATTTTTGCCCTTATGGCATCGAAGTCTAACTGTGTGGCCATTGCGTCATAAAGATTGTTATTCTCGCTTTCTTCAACCTTTTCATCGGTGCCGGGCAACCAATTGATATAATTCTTATGTACTGCATTGGAACCTAGACCAGTTTCATATATACGGATTCCATAGACATCCACGTCAGCATAGTCAGAACCTATAATTATATCTCCATTCTGCGCCCAATAATCATTTGATTCGTAAAGGAAAGTACGATTCTTTTTTCCATTGATATAAATAGAGCAAAGATTAAATCCGGCATTCCCATACATATTCGGTGAAATGGTCATGGCTATCCTAACACGTACACCATCATCGGTTGGAATTGATTGCAACTCCTCATTTTTAAGAGACTGGCTACACGGCCAGATGTTGTTGGCATAAATATTAAGTCCGGTAAATCCTTGCCCGTCCGGTACCGACAAAGTAATAATAGGCTCGGAGTAGTCGGTAACATTATAAATCTTATAATCCAGTTCAATGGTTTTCCCATTACGGGCACTTTCTATTTCAAAAGGCTTGTAACCGATATCCAACAAACTTCCGGCCATCATTCTTAATACACGGTTTCCGTCACTGTCTACAGTCCATCCGTCATTATTCCAGTTCATGCCTTCCCATTCGGCTGCGATTTGAGAACTGTCTATTTCATTGATAATTTTTTGGTAATTTGACTGACTGTTAGTACGTGTACGCGGGTTCATGTAAAAGACTGATCCGGCTGTAGCGGAAAAGCCGGAAGAATTGCTCACAGGGAAGATCATAATATCGGTCAAAGGCTCTCCATTATCCGATACGGCTACAGAGATTTCAAAGTCCGTATCATCCACGGTTTCAATCTCCATTGCATAAGAGAAGCTGTTTTTCGTGTTGGTCGGTATCGTGCTCTCTTCACTGGTATAGACGGTAAGGTCATCCATTTTTATGGAGAACGTACCGCTTGTGGCAGTGGCGTCACCGTCATAGACGGCATATTCGAAAAGCTTGTTGTTCGCCCAGTTGGAAGCCTTATCAGAGAGGCTGTTCACGCACATCAGTTTCACCTGCTCGCCTTCCGATGCGCACATGATATTGAAAGACACCGTTTTGGTTTTAATGGTGCCATCGGAGTTTTCAAGATAAACGGATAATTTGTATACACCCGTCTGTTCGGGGTGGTCAATAGAGAAATTCAAAGCGGTATCCGTATAGATAACGTTTCCCAGCACCTGTTCATACGCTTTGGCGTAGTTTTCTCCCTCAAGGGTGACTTTAAGTGTCTTGTTTACATTTCCGGATATATAGAGAGGAATAGAAATCGCTCCGGAATACAATGTCCACCACTGGAAAGTATCAGCCTTGACAGACAATGACGTCATCGTTACATTATAAGTATAAGCCGGAGTGGCCTGCCCGGTCACTTCACCGGTTATTTTAACCATGATTGAGTTGGCCCCATTCGCAAGAAACTCGGCTATATCAACTTTTGTGGCAGTAATGGAGTTAACCATCAAGGTTTTTATCAGGGTGTAGTCCGTGCTGACGGAGTTCTTGATGAATATCTCGCACTTGCCACGCTCTCCCGTATTCTCATAGGGATCATTATAGCTGTATCGTTCCTGTGAGACGAAGGTGAAGTTGAGAACGCAGGGTTCGCCCTTTTGTGAGGTAAAGGACTTGTCACCGTTATTTTGGACACGGATATAGTATTGAACTCCAGTTGTGGAGTCAAGACGCTGGTAGATATCGTTGACAGAATCTTGCAAACTGTCTATTTCCTCTGAATGAATTGCGATAACTTCTTTATCCGCATCGGTAAAGTCATTGGTAGATAAATCTTTTCCGCCCACTTTATCTACTTTTTTGTCAATAAGTTCCCGTAGTACGGTATCATCAAAATTTGTCTGATAATCTACCCATTCGCCATTTTTATATTGATACTCCTTATCTGTCTCTTTTACATAGACGACACAGCCTTCTGTTAATCGGTCGGCTGTAATGGCATTCCTTGCGTCAATAGTAGATACCTCCTTATGACCACCTTTACCATAAATAGAATAGTGCGTAGGATATACGTCTCTACTTGTGCCCGGAACAATAGGGGAATATACATTTGTTCCCTTCAACTCTTCACTCATTTCACCTCAATATTTAATACACCCGTCTGGATGCTGTTTAAACGATAAATAGTGTAACTCTCTTTGTGGCCGAAAGTATTTGTAACTTCACGAGTTTCTTCTTTCCAGTCTGTATTACGCAATCCTCCAATCCAAAACTGAATACCAGATACCATAGATGTAGGCAGGATGTAATAAGGATACTTACCACCGGTACAATCAAAATCTGTTGCTGATTGAGTTCGCTGCGCCCAGGTAGAGGTTAATGCTAAAATCTGGCTATCTGTAATTGTATCGCTATTAAGTACTCCATAGTATTTTTTCAATCGAAATGATGCGGACACACTTCTGGAAGCGCTTACTCCACCAGATAATGCTGTTAAGGTATAGTTCGTTGAAGAAGATACGCCGGAGTATTGCTTAGTGCGATCATCAATAGGAATAGCTTCCCCGTTAATGTTCTGTGAGTTTACTTCGCGGTCATATGCCCAGTTCAGGTTTACATTCACCGATTGCCCAAGCTCATATGTCCCTCCTCCAGTAAACGATGTTATGGAGAAGGGGAATACTTTGGCCATCAACGATTGAATGTCCTTTTCGTTTGTGTTTATTTGTTCTACGACTTGGTTGAATTCGTCAGCGGAAAGCTTCCCTTCTGGTGTTTTCCCTTGATTCTCAACCTTGTTTCCAAATTCTAATGCCATTATTTTATGTTATGAAAATACTACTGGGAATGGGTATGGGAATGCGTTGTTGTTTTCTTTGGCAATCAATGCGCAAGCATACATGTCACTTCCTGAAATATTATAGTTTAATTCAATTGACTGTTTTGTTGTGTCTATAGCCTCCTGGATAATATTGCCTTGCGAGTCAATAATCTCTTCCCACCATCCCACTACAGGATTATCAATGTCCGGAAGAGTGTATTTTTCCCACTGGAAGGTAAAGTTTTCGTTGATGAAGTCTTGATCCAATAGTTTTCCCTGATAATACACATTAGCGTTAATAATAGTGCTACAGTCCCCATTTTTAAAGGACTTTCCACGTGAGGATTCCAGTTCTATACTATATCCGATAACATACAGCTTTTTAAGAGTAATAGTAGAGTAGAACACTTCTTGGTTTGCCGTAACTTCATATTTTATAGTTAGGACATTTTCTTTATTCCAGTATTCACCATCTGGCGAGATTGTGATTGTTTGTCCTGTTTCACTTTCAAATAAATGATATTGATTATTATACAGGTAATACCATTTTCTATTGCTTTCTTTCGCTACATTACTTTCTATTGCAGAAAGTTCTATTGATTTTGGGTAACAGTAATAAGAATCTGGAGAGGTGTCGCCGATCATCATAAAGGTGTCTGTCCCGTCTATAGATACGCTTTTGGTTTGCAATTCACTCTTAACCTCATCGTCAATATTTCCCCATCCAATTGTTACGTTATCTCCAAATCTGACATCTCCATCCTCATCCCATTCTATATTTCTATTTGCCAGATAACCGGAACCGTCTTGTCTGAGAAGTAATGACTTTGATCTTGTACCAATACTACCTTCTCCGTCGTAGTTCAATTGTAACAATGGGTTCTGGATGGTTCCGCCGATACCACCACGATTAAACCAAGCCCCATAGTCTTCAGTTATATTTAGAATAGAATCGGTGGGTTGGTATTGTGTGGCGAATTCACCGGATTCAAGCTGTGGGGCTGTAAACAAGAACAAGTCCTGTTCTGTTTCTGATTCATTGAAGGTTGGAGAAAGAGAGATCAATAGCTTTTCTCCAGGTGTACCTTGTAATAAATCGAAAGATACGTTATGTCTGATCCACTGGTATGTATCTTTGTTTTCTACGATAAACGATCCGACTACATATCCATTTTGAGATATGTTTATTGTACACGAATTAAAGGCATATACCCAGCATGAAAAACAATATTTGTTATTAACTTTATTGTTTAACCATTCCTCGGATTGTGCTATTAATGTGATGCTTACATTTGACTTATACACATTCCCGATTCCAGTAGGAGAGGGGTAGTCTGTTTCTTTTTCTACACTGGAGTTAAAAGCTGCGTCCAGAGAATTAACGAATACATTTCTGTGTATTTTACCCGCATAAAACGTTGAAGCAAATCCGTTTTCATCTCCAGCCGTTAACGTTCCGGATATGTTGATCGACTTTGAGGCGTACAATTTCTGCAAATACCCTCCATAGCCACTCAATCTTCCGAATACAGGGTCAACAATACCGTTCATCTTACCGATTCTGACATGAGATGCATTAGAGAAAGCCCCCACACTTGACTGGAGGATGATATTAAAGTCGGCAATCCACACTTCGTCACCTTCAGTTAGGCTGTCATTGATATTGAGGACAAAAGCTCTCAGATGTCTCCCAGACCAGTCTACAGTGATCGTGTGAAGCCTATATTCCCACTCTGTAGAAACTTCAGTTTGGACTTCTCCATCTATCCTGGAACCATCTGAATAACCCAGCGTACCGGTTACGTTGTATAATTCACGGTTTGCTTTTATCTTATATGATACGATTACCCTATCAGGATTCTCTACATACTGGTAAAAGTCTTGCTTTAGCCCAATTGCTCCATCGTATAAGCTGCTGTTTCTGGTAAGATGGCATATTCTGTTCGCGTCGTTATCAGATTTGACGTACTCCGTTTCTACATACCCAGAACCTTCAATTATATATTGCCTGGTAGAATCAGAGAAATCAGGGCTAGCAATACTTTCCGGGTAACAAAAGCTCATGTTTTTCCCGATTCCATCGATAACATCCATATATGGAGACTGAGAATCCGTAGCCGTAAGATGTATCGCTCCGGACCTGTCTTCATCAAATAAGTTAGCTACCCTGATGAAATCGAGTATTTCGTTACTCTGTGGAGCATAACCTTCCAGAAGGGCTCCTATGAAATAATGTCTTTCCTTAATTTCCTCGTCTTCTGTAATGCTGTCTGTTCCACTGGAAAGTACGCACATGAGCGTATATACAATATTATTTCCGTCTTGATACTGTCTTCTTACAATATCTCCAGTCTTTAATCCTTGTATCTTTTTCGACTCCGGGTCGATGGAAACCTTAAATTTCTTATAATTAAATACTGCCATTATGCAATTTCTTCTACTAAGTCACCTGAACAAGAATCACTAACCCAAAGAGCACCGTTTGTCGCGTAGCTTTTTTGCACTTCCATCTCATACACTCTCATCTTCTTTCTAACGGTGACGCTATCAAATACAGCTTGTATTCCACCATATAACTCATCCTCCCCAATTAGCCATCCATGTCCTAGGAAGCCGCTTGAAAAATTAAAAGAGCTAAGAGTACCTGAAAAGTAGGAGTTACCGCTATATCTTATGCCGTCAGTTATCCCTTCCAGAAATATATTATCGTCAAAGAATAGTGCATTTTCTATGAGACGAGTTTTATATCGTTCACTTATAATTGAAAAGCCGTCAGACTCTACCGGCTTGTTGAATGTGAAGAACTCTGCGCCGGTATCAAAATTGAGGCTGGCAGACCAAGATTGACTCTGATCTTTAAATAAGCTGGTGGTTTGTGCGTAATATATCTTGGATTCTATATCTTCATAGACCGGAAGTTCTCCTTCCATGTGAGTATAAGGCATCATTAAGATAGCTCTTTGGTTCACGTCATCAGCATATAGCGCGGGTCCGTCAATATCGCCTAATCTTATTTTCTTCAACGCAATGAAACCACAATCAGAACCGGACTTGTAATATGTCCGCAAAACATCTGGAGCCGCATTACCACATCCGGCACGGAAAGAGTTTGGGAAATAACCGTCACCATCCTTTGAAACCATCGTGTATGCGGAGCTGTGGTTATTTATTCCAGTTTGTAGAGCTATGGCCAGTGTTGCCTCGTCATTGACACTGTCCCCTAGATTAATAGTCTTTCCTGGAGCACAAAATGAAATAATATCGTTTGTGCCATTTCTTGCTTTGATAACATAAGTGTCACCAATCCTTATTCCATATCCTGCCAATAAAGACAAATCAGAAGCCAGTAATATAGAAATCTCTTCATCCTCTGTTATGTTGGAATATAATAGTTTTTCTCCTTTTACGCCTAATTTAAAGCCATTTAAGGCGTTTAGTTCATCTTTTAGTATAACTTTACCTTCGACGGTCATATTGCCGTAAATAGAAGCGTTTTTCATGCTCCAGTCGAAGTCTTTGGTGTTCGAGTTACCACTATGGTAGAACTCTTTATCACCGAAGAATATACCATCCTTATTAATCTTCAGGCTATCGAAATATAAATCTCCGTTAGCATAAATATCTCCTATAAAATTCATTTTGTCATAGGAGAAGTTCAGCATTTCATCGGCATGGTATATGATTCCCCTGTCTTTCAAAGATATACCTTCTTTGCTGATATCTAATCGTCCATATATGTAGGCAACTGGCTGGCTATCATAATGTGTCGTTTCAAAGATGGCTCTCCCGTCGTATCCGGCTTTAAACCCGAATAGTGCATCAAATTTATCGGTTGTAGACCCACCCCCTCCAATTCCTTCCCCAAGAACACTGACTATTGAATCTGACCACATATATGCAGAGTTCTTCATCAATATGGTAGCATACTCCTTCATGGTTTCGTTGATAGCTTCTGTATCTATTTCGCCATCTTCGGTCAATGGAGGGTCGGAAAAGTCAGGGGAATCTACTTCGTTGGCTGATACCATTCCCTGGTACAGCCTTTTATATAGAATATACAAAGATGACTCTTTATCAAGGTCTTCTTCGATAAAGTTAAGTTTCGCTTCTGCCATTATTTGCGTATTTGAACTTTTTCAGTCAAGAACCCGGAATGAGAATTCTTGAATGAATTAATTTTAGATTTAAGTGCGACAAATTGCGCCATGTTCATAGGTGGCTGGGGACCTAGCTGGGTGGTGGTCTTGATTTGGCTTATATAATCCAGCATATCCATCAGGATAGTGGCTAGCTCACCCCCTAGAACTGCATCGTCAGTACTATCTTTTCCACCAACATATACCTTTGTGTCTTGGACTTCTACTAAGGAACCTCCGAATTTAATTGTCGAACTTTCTTCTCCGGCAGTTATTTCAGAGTCACCATGTATAAGAGCTATTTTATCCGGATTAATGGTTTGTGAGCTTTTGACTTCTTCTTTAACCATGACTTCTGATACAATTGTATCTTTTGTGTATGTGGTCTTAGAAGCATTTCCTGTTTTTTCCAGCTCGTCAATATCTGGGGAATCGGGATCTTTATCATCAAACTCTTCTCTTTCAGACACACTAACGGTAACTGTCTCGTGCGAATCTAATTGAATAATATCTACCTGGGAGTACATAGAAACATACTCTACTTTAGTTTCTGGATCAGTTACTATTACAACTTCAGAATATAGCTTAGGAATAATAACCATGCTTTCTAAGTTATTCTGGATCGCACTTAACTGAACCCCTTCATGATATCCTGTCCTTGCTTCGGAGTTTCTCCATTTAACACTGGAAGATTCCTGTACATCTATAGTGCCGGCTAAATCTCCGTCAGTATGTATCTTTGCAACAAATCCGGATATTCTTTGCGTGTCATATACCACTCCATTGCCATTAGCGACAGAGTGGAGCGCGATTTTCTGTATCGCGTCTCGTATTGATTGGTTATTTCCTAACTTATTTGTGTTGTTCATTGTTTGTCCGACTTTTTGCTAGCTATTTTATATGGAAGTTTTATTGTTTGTCTAAAACCATCTATGCCAAATGTAGTAGTCACTTCTTCCACTAAGTAATAGCCGTTTTTGTCTGGAAAGCGCTTATCTACGAGTTCCACCTTTGTTCCGGACTTTAGCTTTAAATCCCCAAACAATGTAAGAGAACCGTCAATGCCGTTCATATTATAGCTTTCAAAGTGCTTGATGGCTTCTTCCAGTAATTCGTCATTGGAGCCTCCAATCTTTTTGGACATATATGGAATCACTGTATAAATACTTAAATCAACATGCTTGGCCCCACCCATAACTTTTGCTCCGAGTCTCTGGGCCTTTTTGGATAGCTTGGTCTCATTGAGGAGGCGGTATTTTTTAGAATTAGGGTCTTGAGAATCATATTTTAGATTTTTTATTATTGTAATTTTGTAAAATTTTCCGTCACTTCCCATGCGTTGAGCTTCTACTGCTAGGAAATCTTTATTGGTATTCATCAATGTCAGTCCGTCCTTTGCGACATGATAACTGAATAATATTTGTGGTATTTCGCTACTGTCATCTCTTAAAATGGAATCTTTTCCTATATTAGAAAAATATGACCTGCCAACAGCTATGTGCGGCACTCCATTATAATCTTTAATAAATGTGTACAACCTCATTTTATTCCAAGTCGTAAATACATCCGCAACTGTCAGATCTTCTGAAATCCCTACTTTACCAATATCTATCTTACACGATTTGGTATCTGGATGAAGGTCTAATCCGGAGTCTTTTAAAAGCTTCCACTTACCATCCTCTGCAAACAAATCATTGACTGTTTTATTGGTTCCTTCAGCTATCTTCGGACAGGTAATCTTTTTCAATCCACTGGCAAGATTCTCACATTCAATCTCAATAGGAGTGGAGATACTGCATTTAGTAATGTAGCCATCGAACATTGTGGTTAGTGCTTTTTCGTATTCCGTCAACTTAGAGCTGTCATTGAATATTGATTTGCCGTTGTTATCGATTTTTGTCAATGCAGCAACCTTTGGGTCGGTAGTGTATCCCAGCATGATTCTAATACGGTTCCCAACCTGGAAGTGACTAGTCTTAGCGAGTTCCGAGTTGGTTGTAGTAGTTATTAATATACCGGTATCGTCAATCAAAGCATCTACCCCGGTAGATATTTCAACTGCATTTTCAGTCGTTATCGTCTTTTTCACAACTGTGCCCCTGGGGAATTTCACAGAAGCTTTGGTTATTAGTTTTTTGTACGTGTCTTCGATCTCTATGTTTTCCACCTCTGATATCAATAACGTATTTTCTCGCTTAGGATCATCTTTGGCATTCTTGATATCTTCTATTTTCCAAATCTTAATAAGACACACAAGTATGTGGAAACTGGGTTGTAGTGCAATTTCTGCCATTATATATTGGGAACTAAAGAATCAATACCAAGAGTTGTAACAGAAGAAACATTGCCGGCAATTGAGCTAAGTTGTTTCTGTAAAATGAGTTTATACCATTTGTCTTTCTCTGCTTTGAAGATCTCGTTATTGATGGTGTTTATTGTATCTGCTTTGATTTCTACATCTTCATCCGGTTCGACTGCCACGCAACTGAATGTGTATGGTTGAACGTTCTTACAGTCAGAGTTGCCCATGCTATACTCTTTTACGATTATTCGATTGACATTAAATTGCTTAAAAAACAAGTGATTTACATTGACAATTCCTCCATATTGCATTATCTGGATAAACTTCTTTACATCATTTTCGGGATATACACCTGCTGTATCACCGACGATTCTTCCAGATATTTGAAAAGTCAAATCACCGCCGGATATCAGTTCTTTTCGTGTATAGTCTCTCCCTTGTACCTGGGAGAGGATTATATTTTTGGAGCTCTGTACGGATACGCTAGCAGTTAAGTCTATAAAGCATACCAACTTTGTTTCAAAATTTTCGTTTTTTGTGCTTATGACTCCATATTTATCAGCAATTGATTTAGATATCTCTACATTAATACTAGTGTATCCTTCATAGTAAATCATCAGTGCTTCTGGGACACGGTTGCCGTATTTGTCTTGAGCGATATATTTATCCACTACTCCCAGACCTAATTCGATTGTCTGCCCTTTTTCAATCAGTGTCTTTCTTTGAGATTCTTGTTGTGATAGGGTTTTATCTCGCTTGATCTTGTCTTGATAGCGTTGATATTTAGGGAATAGTGAGTTTACGGTCTGCTCGACAAAATGTGCGGCAGTCTGCTTGGCTACATGTACAAGAACACTCTTATACGCCTTGTTGTTACGATAAACTAAGTTACCGTCCTTCTTACGAAGGTATCGGTAACTAACGTTTCCTGATAAATTGACTCCTTTGTTTACAGAAGAGAATTTTAAATCTGACCAAATATTATTTACTATCATTATGAGTGAAATGTTGAATCAAAATCATGTACTACATCTATTAATGTTTGGGCTAGTTGTTCTTTGAGGTTTTCGATAACAACAGCATTGTCTTTATTGGATAAGTCTATTTTATCTACACCAAGCAAGCTTTTTATATTTACTATTATTTGTTTTGGAGCGGCAGAACTTGATTTATACTGTGATTTGTAATCTAGCTGGTCTCCTAAATTGCCGTTATTCTTATGCCCACTATCGGTGGTAGGCTTATACACATTTCCGTTTTGGTCTACCCATTCGTTTGAATGTGAATAGGTGTATTTGTTACCCTCGAACCACTCTTCGTCGCCAGGCTGGGGATTAGTAGATACTGAGGGTTTGCTGAAATTCTTAAAATCTGGATTGTTCAATATTGGTTTGAACAACTCTGCAATTGTATTTCCGGCTTCTCCACCAATTTGTTTAATTAGATTGGATATTTGTTTCTTAATGTCAGCAAATGCTGTGTCTATTTCAAATACCGTTACAATCTCTCCTTTATCATTAAGTATAGAGGAACGTTTTCCATCTTTCCCTTTTCCCAATCTTTCATTCCACTCATCTGTAAATGGTGTACCATACTTTTCGCCAAATATCCATGCGCCATTATCTACAAGTACTTTATATATAGGATCAAGCGACATTTTGCTGCCGAAGCCCTTATAAGCACGTGATAATTCTTCTAAGTGTTTTAATCTTTCACCAAACACACCTTGCATGGCTTCTTCTACAGCAGCGGCTTGACCATACAAATAATGATACCCATGTTGTTGGACGTCCAATTCTGTTAACCCTTGCTTTTTAACCTCACTTATAGTCCATTTCTCTGAACCGGGAGTTGCCTGGGCTAGTATGTTCTCTCGATAGTTTTTAAATTCATTGATAACCTTTAAAAGGCTTTCTAAATCATACGCTGAAGAAAGTGCTCTTGAATACCCCTCGTTTAGTAATTCGCTTGTGGGTGATCCTGATCTAATGTCATATCCTTCGCCAAACAACTGTTTAGCAAAAAGAGTAATAGCGCTAATATCAGAATCCTCTACAAGTTCACCTCTCCACCAACTGTAAGAACGCCCTCCAATTTTTTTTTCATTTATAAAGACTGATGTAAGATCGTCTGATGTTATAAAGTCTGTAACTATCTTACTATCTTTATCTAAAATGTATCTATTTGTCGCCTTTGCTGATTCACGAGGGCTAAACCAACGTCCCCAAAAACTTCCAAGTGCTTCTGTTTCTTCAATCTGATCTCTGTGGGAGTCTACATATTTTACCTTGTCCTTTTCATACCCACCACTTTCCAGCATTTTCCTCTCTTTAATGAGTCTAATATGCTCAGATATTGAACTGTTAACGCTTAACTGGTCGTTATATACAATAGCTAAGTACTTGTCCATCTCACTGGCGTGTTTGGAGATATTTAGTCCATTAAAAGTGTCAAATATCTCATTCGTGTTAGCTATTTGTTCCTTTATTAAGCGTCTTGTGTCTTGGATCTGGTCGTAAGCTAAAACGCCGGCAATCCCTAATGTAGCTGCAATTTGTGTTATAAGGCCGGCATTGTTTCCTAATTTGCCTAGGAATGTGGTTTTGTTAGGCTTCTCAGATCCTAATGTTGAGTCTTTTCCTCCGCCGCCACCAAAAAATGCCTTTACTTGCCCGATACGTGTTGGAATCGCTGACCCGAAAGCTCCGGCTGTTTGCCAGAAGTATTTGCTGACATTGACAACAGCTTTGATTGCCTTTATTCCAGCCAAAATAGGAACAAGATACATCTGCAACTTGAAAAACTGTTTAATCATCGGTTCGAACGCTCTGTACCATGATGCCATAGTTGTCGTGAATTTCTTAACAAATTGTATCATGTCTAAAAAGGCTCTTCCAAGCCCCTTTACAGTTTCTACAGCTTCAGGGGTTTTTAGGTAGTCAATAGTGTCTTTTAAAAGGTTCTTAATTGAGTTCTGTAACCCTTCAAAAGCTTGTAGACCATTTTCTGTAAATGCAGATGTTAACTGTGCCCATAGTCCTTGAACTGTGTTTTTCTTTTCATCTGCAAGTTTGTGTGCTAAACCTTCAGATAAGAAATTGTCATAAATAATATCGTTCCATTTGTCTACGTTTGCAGCAAGAGCGACAGCACCTTGTACAGCTGTTTTATGGAATAGGCGATAATACGCTTCGGCCCCTAAATCTTTTTCTTTCAGTTCTTGGAAAATTTCGGGGAGGCTTTTAAAATTACCCTGGGAGTCTTTTCTATTTACGCCTACCGCTTGCCACGCTGCTTGCTGCTTTCCAGTCGGGTTAATAATATTAGCTGCGATTGTACGCATGGTTGTACCTGCCTGAGACGATTTCACACCAGCGTCTCCCAAAATACCAAATGCGGCAGTTGCTTCTTCAAAAGGGATATCGGCTGCATGAAGAATACTGCCAGCGTACTTATACGCTTCAGCAAGCTCCATTAAGGTAGTGTTAGACTTGGTAAAGGTCATCGTCATGATATCAGCGACACGACTAATATTTTTTGTATTTATACCATATGAGGTCATAATATTAGTAACCACGTCAGCGGTTTCTCCAAGGTCTGTATCACCAACTAAAGCAATATCTGATATCGGCCTAATAGAATTGTTGATGTCTTCCAGATTAAAACCTGCCATTGCTAAGAATTTACTAGCATCAGCTACCTGGGGAGCAGTGAACTTTGTTTCTATTCCAACATTTCGGATAATGCTGGACATTTCCTTAAAGCGTTTGTTAAAGTTCCCCTTATGATCGTGAGTTTGAAGAATATTTTTAGTTGTCGATAGGATATTATCATATTCGGCGGAGTCTTTCACCACGTTTCCCATTAATGTTCCCAAGCCGGAAAGACCGTATGCTACCCCCATACCCTTGAACATGTCCATGTATCCAATCCCCATAGAGTTCATTCTTGCATCACCCAGAACTTTGTATCCTAAATTTTTATTACTTTTACTTGAAACAGTTCTGGCTTGTCCTGTTTGAAGCATAGACGCTGATATAGGTATAGCCCCTGCAGTTTTCATGGACGCTTTAATCTGGTCTACTTTTTTAGACACCTTATTTAAGGCATTCATAGCTGTTCCGGTATTCACTTTAAGAGTATATGAAGGTTTGAATTTAGATTCAAGCTCCTTCATTTGCGCCAATACGGTAGCGGGCTTTCTAGGGGCTCTTTTCTTGGTTATTTCTCCGGTTGTAGCACCTCCAGCGGCAATACCCTTGACAGTGCTTTGTATTGTCTTGATTTTGGTAAGAAGAGAGTTAAGTCTCTTGTCCGCTTCAGTCGTTGATATGTTTATCTTATACGTCTGTCCCGTCAGTTTTGCCAGAGAATTTGCGGTAGAATTGATTGTTTTAGCCAACTCATTAAATGGTGCTGTACATGCTTTTAATTGAGCTGTTGCTTCCTGAAAGGCACGTATGCTATCCAACGCAGACTGGGAGTTCACCCGTATGTCATAGTCTACTGTATATTGTTCAGCCATTTGTACTAGTTTTATATGTTTTTACTTCTGAAGAATAGTGGTAGTGAGTGTTGATAGATTTAAAAAAGGCTTATAGCTACCAGAATAGTAGTTACAAGCCTTTCAGGAGGGTATAATATAAAGCTATGAAAGAAGTCCTAGTGTTTTTGTTTGTTGCGCTCTAATCTGCTGTGCATCTAGCCAAGAAGCGTCGTTTGATAAAATTGCAAACTCTTCATCGCTTAATGAGTCAATATCAACCCCTGGGAAGTAATGCCGTATATAGATGACTCTGTGCCTAAAATACTGATTATCCTTGACCTCCCAGGCCTTTATAAATTTGCTAACTGCCCGTTACGAACTTTGATGATTTTGCCAATTTGTCCCATCAAACCAAACAGGAACAATGAATCATCATCAATAAGTTCTTTGTCGCCAGCAATGAAGCAATCTGTTGCAAGAGTTCGCATAGCTACTGCCTGGTTCGACTCCATTGCACTCAGGTATTTGCTGAATACGGTAAATGGCGGCTGTTTGAAATACCCCACATAAACCGGCTTTTCGTCGTACTCATCGCCGAATACGATAATCGGGTAAATCTGTTTTAGTTTAGGGTTATCTTTTCTCAAAGATTCCACTTTTGCCTTGATATCGGCTGTTACTTTTCCGAGAATTTCTTCTTGTGTTAATGTTTTGTCCATAACCTTAATTTTAATTGTTTACTGTTTTACTAATGAATAGCTGGGGGCTGATGGAAGGGTTTTATTATAGACAGAAAAATTAGAAATATATCGTGTGTGTTAAGACTTGATGTAACATAAAAAGCCCGCCTAGTTAAATCTAAGCGGGCTTTTATTATAGTAAAATAAATATTTCGTAACTAAGACAATGGGGCGATTTGTCTTTTAAACAAGGTTTTCTGTAAACGAGGCATAACACTATTATCTATTAAGCCTTTGTTTCTTGCAAAAAAACTATTTGCAATCTTTACATAAGAAGCATCCAATGAAATTTTTCTGAATGAACTAAAGATCAATTTTCCTTTTTGAAATTTCGCCGCATAAAATCTATCCTTCAATCCATTATTCATCAAAAAATCAAAAAACACTTCTGCATCCGAAGATTCTTTTCGTAAATCCTCAGCAATTTCATTCCAATAATCATTGGGACGCTCCCATGTTTGAAAGATAACAAGTATCTTGTCACATGTTAGTTTTACATAAGTGTACATTTTCTCTTCCATATTAATCCCAATTTCTGCAAAGATTACTCATTGCTGTTAAGCAATCTTTGACAATTTCTATACTTTCATCATAACTTAAAATTCTGGACGTTTCAATAGTGTCATCTATATGAAAAGTCCCGTCTCTATGCTTCTTAAATAAATTATATGCATCTTCCAGATATTTACAAGTTAATTCATTTGCGAAGGGCTTTGAATCGTTGTGAAAAACGTACACTCCACGCTTTTTCTTAAAATATGTCCCAAAGTCTTCAAAGGCACCGCATTCTTCTATTATTCTTTTTTTCATCAACCCTTCAAGGACCCTCAGTGCTGGAAATGCATATGGACTATAATCTTCTAATGATATAGGCCTGTTTATTAATAACAGAGATGATGATAATATTGTTCCCAATTTGCCTTCTATATGCTCATAATTCTCTGGTATATGCTTCTTTATATCTTCATCAATAATTTTAGTTTTCCCTACTTCAACAGCGAATAATTCCTCGATGTTAATATCTCCTATTAATCCTGTAGTCTGACAGACTAAATCGATAAATATTGGAGATACTCTACCTTGTACATGAAAAGTTCTATTTGTATAATAGTAAACGGAAGCCTCGTCTTTATATCTTCCTTTTACTTTATATGCATATTTTTGACGCTCGTTATGAATCTCTTTTTCTTCAACAGAATACCCAAAACTTTCATCTCTAAAACAATCGATTAATAACAAAAAGTCACTTTCCTCAACTTCAACAGCTTTAAAGTCTTTTCTATCTGCATATTCTAACTTCGCTTTTTCGATTAATAGATCTTTGCATTTATTACAAATGCTGTGATGTGCAGGTGTTCCTTCTGTTCTAAAGGAAACTTGTCCGCCATTAACAATATAGCATCGTAATATACTTGGTTTTTTATCGCCTGTTTTAGAAATTTTGATTACTCTCTGCTCTTCTGTTGGAGTTTCAAAAGATACGTTATAATTCCCTTTTAAACTAGCTCCAAATTCCTCTACAAGAGACTCAATTCGTGGAATATCTAGTGAATATCGTATGTTCTTAACCATGTAAAAAGCTGTTTTATAGATATTTTGGGTAATTTGTGAGGGCAAAGATATATTAAAAAACGCATATAGCTTAAATTTTATTGATATTTTATCGTTATTTGTATATATTCTAATTACGGTAATACGTTTAATCTGCAATGATTATTGGCTAGAAATAATGGTTAGATTATTTTGTAGAACGAACTTATGCAGCATTTTATTTATATGTAAAAAGAAAAGCGTGAGATTTTATTCCCACGCCTTTCCAAAAGATTATGAATCACAATTAAACAGTCGTAGAAAGCACAATCTCAAACGGGTTGAGATCGAATTCTTTTGTAATGTTTGTGTCGTCTTGCTGTGTTTCCATACCATCTTCATTGAATAGACATCCTTTTAGGGTTACTGTTTCAGTAGTCCAATCGGATGAACCCATTTCATTGGCAAATGAAATCACAAGGTCAAACTCTCCCAGATTCATTAACGAACCTAGGGCGGCTCGTAACTGTGTTTGCGTGTTGTAGTCCATTGTGATGGATGCTGTGTATTCGGTATTGCCAAATCCGCGATTAACAGGCTTGCCTCCCAGTCCATAATTAGGCTCTACTTTGCGCTTGATATTCCACTTGATAGCGGAAACTCCCGATAATATAGTCGGGTTTGCATTAGCTGATCCAGTCAGTGCCGGAGCTGTCAACTCCACTTGTGACCAGCTATATGCTACGTTATTAATTAATGTCGGCATTTATTTTACTTTTTAATGGAAAGACCTTCCGTTACTTCGATTGTAGTTGCAGTTCCAATAGGAACGATAGTGTATTTGATGATAACCGTGTCATTGGTAAGCACATTCTGATTTGTTGGTACTGATACACTATAACCGCTAATTTCTTCCGCAGTCTCCATTGCTTTTAAGATATCCGATACTTTATTTTCAAAGATCGTTCTTTGGGCGGCTGACAAATATCCGGTTGAAGGATCTACTTTGATAGGGGAGTTTACGTAAGGAAGCAGAGCATTTCTTACAGAACGGCGAGACTTATTGATAACTCGGTTTCTGGAAATGGTTCTGTAATCTCCATTAGAGCAAGTCTTGTCCTTGGAGAAGTAGATATGACCTTCCAGCCCATTATATTTAATCAGGAATACATATCCCAGGTCGTCCAAATTATCTAGCTGTGAAGCAGATAGAGAGGAATACTTAGTTGTGCTTGTCATGTGTCCGTCTACCAATGTCGCATCTCCGAATCCCATTTCAATATCTGGGAAGCATCCGATCAGGTCGAACTCCTGTACCCATGCAAATGATTCGGCTACACTAGCGATTGCTAAGCAACCAAGAGAAGCACCGACAGTTCCTACAGGTGTGCATGAGTCAAGACCGCATTGCATTGCAGTTACGTCCGCGTCCAAGCCTTGTCCAAGAAGAACTGTAACGTAACGTGAGTCAACAATGCAAGAAGGAATCATGCTCATTGTAACTTTTAGGTTAGCGTCAGACATTGTGGCTACTTTAGCTGAGTTTGCAGATAGGAGAATGCTTAATGGGGAATTGTAACTCTTTGCTAGATCTTCTGCTACAGACTGCAAATCTTTTACGATTTGAATACTGTAAGTTGGAGCTGCTTCGTCTGTAATTTTCCAGAGGTTCTTTTCTGTCCATACACCCAACTGGTTAATAACCCCGCGTGCTGCTTTCTGCATATCGACAATTGCATTCCAATTGGAACCACAATCCGCAAATGCGATAAATAAGCGGCCGGAACCTCCTGCTAATGTGAAGAAATGCTTGATATGGTAATAGGGGATACCCATTAGCAAATCTTTGCTTACGTCTTCGCTGTCCACTTCGCCGGTATATTCTGTGATACCCAGCTTCACAGCGTCATCTAAACTGTTCAATTCAACTACACTGTCTTTCAGTGTTTCAGCCAAAGCCAATCCTGCACCTTTAGTCCAGAAATTCTCTTGCTTTGAGATATCGAACAGCATTCCACATACCTTCTCTGTCGATGTGGACGTATTGTTACTGATGTTCCCATCAGTGTCATTCATGATAACATCACCTAATGCCATTGTTTGTGTTTATTTTGATTTGTAAAAAGGATTTTTGTAAAGAATAGCGTTGCCTCTTACGCTTTGAGAAGCGCTGATAGAATATGCGCCCCCATGTTTTCCAATGTAGAGTGATTTTTCATTAGGATACAATTCCAGGACACGTAAAGCCTGTTCTGGAAGTTCCTCATTTTCACCTCCTGTTGCTTCCTCTATCACTTCTTTTTTGCGAGTTTTAGGCTTGTCTTTAGGTTTTTCAACCTCTTCAGTTTCGTTTTTTGGAGGAGTTTCCGTTACTTCTTTTTCTGTAGCTGTCTCTACCGGTTCTTGTACCTCGGCTAAGGGAGCTGTCTCGTCATGTATTTTTGTCTGTACTTGCTCTTCTGATTGCACAGCGCTTTCTTCTTTGTTTTTCTTTTGTGCCATAACCTTGATTTAATGAAATTTGTACTTTAAAAAGAAAGGGGAGAAGAGTATGCTTATCTCCACTCCCCTTGGCTAGATATTTGTTCTGCTTGCGTTATTGTCCGTCTACTACGCTTTCTTTTTGTAGGTAGTCCATACGATAATTTCACCCGGAAGAACAATGTTAACGTCAACCTTCATGCGCATCTGGAAGAAGTACAATTCAGAGTTTGCTTGCAGTTGTTCAATCTTAACAGATTCCTGGTCGGTAGCATAGTCAACACCCATCCAGAGGTTTGAGTCAAGCCCTGTGGTAAACTTGCCTAATACGATAGTCTGTTCAGTAATACCGTTGATAACGATTACTCGTTTACCTTTGAATCTATACTTGTTAACATCCGCATTTTCTGTGTACTTAACATCCTTAGAAGTCAGGTATTGATCGTACAGATCCCACAGATCCCATCCCATCACGAATGAAAGCCTGTTACTCTTACGCAACTTCTTCGGACAAGCGCGATACATGGCGTACAGAGCTGCTTCAACCTGTGCTCCGGTAGTCATTGCTGTATCACCAGCTACTATTACTTGACCACCAGCTTTTTCGTTAGCATCCGTAGTGTTGATGTTGTCAATTACGCGAGCGATGAAGCCGTCGAAATATTTCATCGGACCTGCTTCTGTTTCGCCACCGATTACTGTGTTATCTGCACTGTCTGATTCGATATCTGAACGAGTACCACCCTTGGCTGCTCCCCAGATACAATCACCCAGATAAGAATCTTTGCGGTCGATCAGTAGGCGAAGCATTGTTGCCTGTACTTTCGGGTCAAGTTCACGGAAAATCAACTGACCATCCGGTTGGAAAGGTTTCCAGTATTGTTCGTAATCACGCGGGTTGAATTCCAAGTAGACCATGAAGTCGTTTGGCTCCAGGTAACGTTCTGAAATTTCGTAAGTATTCATGCCATCCGCACCTTTACCGCCTTCGGTACTTGTCGGGGTTGGCTTGTTATCCTGGATGATTTTGCCTAATGAGATATGAGGCAAAGTAAATTTCTTCTGAATTCCAGGTTTGATATGCACTAAACCTTCTGAGAAGGTGTCGTTTCCTTGTGCGGTATATACCAGCAAGTCTTCTAAGACTTCTCCTGAGTAGGTATTACCTGCATAGCTAATTGTTCCGTCTGCCATTTTGTGTTTTTCTTTTTAGAATTTGTTAAGTTTCACTTCTCCAACAACTTCCTTCACTCTCTTCTCAACCTCAGTTTCAACTTCGGTCATGGTAGCTTCAATGTTGTCTTTGTTAGTTTTGTCACCGGCAATTTTTTCGCTAATCTTATCGCGTGCCGGAATTGACTCCAGAGTTGATTTGGTAAGATCCAGATTAGCTTTTGCCATGTTGATCCAAGTTTGTTTTGTTTCAGCCTGGATTTTGCCTTCTTTGATTGCGCCTTCAACCATTGCATTGATAGAAGCTTCTTTAGCGGCTGCTTCAGCATCTTTATACACCTGCAACTGAGCTTCTACTTCTGACAGTTTGCTTTGTACGTTTGTAAGTTCAGCTTCTTTACCGTTATATTTAATAGTAAGTGCGTCAAACTTAGCTGTCACATCTGTCAATTGCGTTTCCGCTTTCATCAGGTCTGATAGGCGAAGTGTAGCGTCTGTTACGCTTGCTTCTGCTCCAAGGCCGAGTTGTGCGACAATCGTTTCAAAATTGTGTTCGTTCATTGTTCTCTCGTTTTGTTTAACTTGTTTTTGATTATGAATAGCAGTAAGAATATCTGGAAGTTTATTTTCATCTACTTCGGCTGCTATTTCTGTTAGGATAGTTCTGATATCACTGGTCTTTTCAATTCCTTCAATGGCCGCTTTTACACGCTTGCACGCTTGCTTTGAAGTTTTGATAACGTTCTCTGCCGGGATAATCCCAGCGTCAACAGCATCTTTAGCGGTAAAGTACGTTCCGTCTGCACCTTCCTTTCCGTCCATGATAGCTTTGACTTTTTCTTTGTTGAAACCAAACTTATTTTTATAGATGGTTTCCAGTTGGTGTTTGAATGCGCCAATCATACCTCCTTTGTCTTCAGTCGGCTCTTCGTCTGATTTAACGAAAGGGTTGTGGATCATAAGGATGGAGTAATCGTGCATGTATGGCTTTTCATTGCTAGCAGCCCAAATGATACTCCCCATTGATGCTGCGATACCTTCGTTGATGCATTTGACTTTAATAGGGCAGTTCTGGATAACTGAAAAGGTACTCATCCCATATATAACCGAGCCTCCTTCACAATTGATGAGGACTACAATTTCGCTGGGGCGGACACATTCCTGCAACCATAAAAATTCCTCATTAAATCTTTCTGTGTTTTCCTGATTGACAGGACCGAAGAAGCGTATAATTGCAGGTTTGTCTATATTGGCTTCTCCAACTACGTGTTTTAGATCTTCTAATTTCATTCTGTTAATTTTCTGAAGAATAGTAGTAGTGTCTTTTTTAAGTTGATTTATTCGTTCGTAGGCAAGGAGATTCCGCTCACATCTTCGTATTTAGGTGTGTCGTGGTCTTCATGCTCATTTATGTTACTTTCGGGATTTTGGTCTGAATGATTGGTGAATGGGGGAACTACCAGATATCGATCCACATAATTACGGAACTTATATGCAGACGTTTCACGGAACCACACTTCGTAGTCTATCCAGTACTGCTGTAGTCCATAGTCGAAGGATTCGGGTTGATCGAAATATTCAAGCTGGAATCTTTCATTTAATGCTGCATATGTATTCTTCGCATCCTGAAGCGCCACATTTATACGCTGAAACATTCTAAAACCTTCTAGCTCGTGTTCCGGGTCACTATTGTTGAGCCTGTTAAGTACATATCTAATGCGTAGAGTCGCGCGTCCTTCTCCGATTCTGGATTGTTGAACAAGGTATCTGACATTGATGAAATGCATGAATATAGCTGGAAAGACAATTCCGTATTCTTCGTTAGATTTGTTATTCTTTATTCTACTTAACTGCCCATTGTCTATCGCTATTGTCCTAAATAGCTGTGGACTATCCGGATCATTTTCATCTTCTCTTAGTTTGCTTAATACGTCTTTTACTGCAATAATGACGTTACACAGTGCATTTTCACTGTATTCGATTTCTTCTGTAGAGGAAACCTTTTCTTGTTTTACCTCTTTTATTTGTGTTTTTTGTATAATCATTTAGGAAATCCTTCAAAAATAACGCTTGATAAATTTTGTAGATGTCTTTTCAGAACATCCGAGTGTCCTATGAATTGTCGTTGCACGCTAGGGCCTTTATTCCCGTAGCTATAGGTTCCACTTGGAGCATTGTGTATAGCAGCATAGCAGAATCCTTTATGTCTTTTTGCTGTGTTGAACTTTGTTGGATCGGTGAATATTTTAACTCCTCGTTCGTTGCCGGAAAGCTTTTTCCAGCTGATAGAGCGCTGCAATGTCCCAGTCTCTTTTAAGATAGGGTGGGATCTTCTGTCTTGTCTTGGTCTCCATCTTGTACTCCCGGCAGTATATAAACGACCTAGCTCAAAAGAAGTCTGGAATACTTCCTGAGCAGCTTTCGCCGCTCTTACTTCAAAATTATTGATGTTTACTTCGAACTTATTGGGAAGTGTTTTCCATTGGTCGAACAGTTGTTCTGGAGATATACTTTTACCTCCATTTGCCAGTTTAGCCATTTGCTTTCAAGTATTTGTCTTTTACCTTACCCGCTATCTGTTTTAATCTCTTTTTATGGCGTTTGTCTATCTGAAAGTATCTATGAGCACTGGAGAATATTTTTCCTCCAAGTGCGACGCTTTCTTCGAATACCGGATTTATCCAGTCTGGTTTCTCAGGGGAGGACTTTGCTAATACTTTGTTTATAAGCCTTTCGCTAGCTTCCGGTCCATCATCATACAAAAGATAACATCTACACATATTTTCAATAGGAGGTATTAGCCATGCTGGAAAATCAGACTTTGGTGCAGAGAAACCTTCATACTGCAAATGCCAGGGGCGTACACGTTCATCGCCTTGGGACATATAAGTCAATATCGTATTACCTTTAGCTTTTGAAATCTCGAAAGCTATTGCCATCGCGTAAATTATATCCAGATTCTCAACGTGTGCATACCGATAATTGTATTTGTAGAATATGTTTAGTGGGGAATCTTCGTCCTCATTTTCTTCATCATCGCTCTCTTTATCGAATATATCCACACACATCTGATATTCTTCTGCCACAGCAAAATCTACAAGGTTGTCTATGGCTGCAATCAGAATATCACGCTGCCCTTTTTCTTCTTCGCTGAGATTGTCAAATCCTTTTATTAATTCAATGGCTTTTTCATAGTCCATCCCAAAGCCCTTGATAGCATGGTTTATCGCAAACTCCGCACGCAAATCCATCAGCTCTTCCAAGATATCCCATTGTTCTTCGCTTCCGGAAGTTGAGTCTATCAATCTGGAAAATATTTCAAATAAAGCCAGATACTCTTTCTTTCTGGCAGCTTCGTCTATTTCCGGCATTTTAGCAGCCATAACATTTTGGAGGAGAGTGTTGCCGGTTATTTCTCCTCCGTTAGAAAATTTACAACTTCACTTCTTTTTTTCTTCTTATTAATAATGGAAGGGGCCGGGGCCTCTTTTTCTAAGTTCAACTGTTCACCGACACATACGCCAAATTCTTTTTCTATCTCCTCTTCGGGAACTCTATAATTCTTGGTGAGAAATGTGTACAAGTCGATCTTATCTTTGTTAGACATTTCCAGTCTATTCGAATATTTAAACTCTCTTCCTGGCTTCAGGTAGCCCATTTTTACTAAACGTGGGATAACCTCTTCGTTCATATGATTTTCAACGTATTCTCGGTACACGTCAATCCTATCTCTAAATATGTCTTGGTGGGCTTTAGTTGAGCCTACATATGATTGTGTTTCTCCAGCCATACTTTCAGAACCAAGTATTAAGTTGGACACTTCGGCATTAGACATTCCTATCAGTCCCGTGTATATTTTTTCCGAATTAGACATCGTGAACGTTTTGATGTCAACCTCATCATTCAATCCTGTGACAATCACCTTCTTTTGTGCTGCGTTAGCTATGCTGTTTGCAAGCCTTTTTCGGTCTTGTGGCATTTCTGAATCGGTTTTCCCGTGTATAATCGGTTGCCCATATGTGTGTGCGAAGTTGACATAATTGGCTACAGTAAACTTCTTGGCAAGGATTAGTGGGGTAGTGGCTGAGAATAATCCAAGTGTCCCGGAGTTTATAAGGATATAATTATCAGCATACTGTGTCGATTCAATATTCCAACCCGGGGACCATAGGCTCTGACGTAAAACAACCCTTTTTTGGTCTGGAAGAACATTCCTTCTTTCGACTAGATTGATTTCTTTCAGTTTGCCGGTACGGTGATCGATTTCCGGAAGCATTTCTATTAAACTATAGCCAAAGAAATTAGATTCAACAATTCCTTTTATCAGCTTTATAAATTGAGTCCCTTGTATCTTTTTGGTTTCCTCTACATCCTTGATATACTTTCCTTTTTCGTTTTGGACCGCTAACATGTATCTTTCTCCGATAATTTGGGAATACAACGTTTCCAGAACGGATGCCAAATGAGCGTCTTGTTGAAGACAAGCTTCATATAAATCAATAAGCTTTCCTCTATCATCCAGTACGGTTCCATCTATCACTTGTGTATGTACAGATTTGAACCGGCAGTATCGCTCTATTTCAGCAACATACTCCTGTATTGTTTTTTTGCTTGTTCTATAAATGCTCTCTAATGAGGCACTGTCTAATTGCTCATGTGTAGAAACTATCATTGCTTTTTACTTTTTAGGAAGAATAGTGACATGGGACAATTATCGTTTGAGTTAGTTTTCTTCTTTGTCTTTTAAAGTGTTAAAATGTCATTTTTATATTTTAGATTAATGTTCTGTAATACAATTATATATAAAATATTGATATGTTAATATTGTACTGCTCTATTTGTTTGTGTTACATATAATTATACATTTGCATCGTGATTCATTAAAAAACAATTTTAAATCATGAAAGAAGGATTAAGTTATTTCCGTATTAAGACGGAGTGGACGGCAGAAATGCCAAATGGTGCTCTTCAGAAAAAGAAGACAGAAGAGCTGGTACTAGCAACAAATTATACAGAGGCTGAAAAAGTAGCGTATAGTATTGTTGAGTCTCAGGGCAGGAGTGATATTAAATCGGTGTCTAACATTGATATCACGAAAACCAAGATTGAGGAGATGCTATTCAATTCAACCTTGCAGCATGATGACAAGCTTGTGGGGGGGCTGGTTTACAATTACTTCGAGGAAAGCGATGATACCGGAGTAGGTCTGTACGCTGTGAAAGTGGTCTATTTTGAAGAGGATGAGAAAACTGGAAATAAGAAAACTTCCAGCGAAACGATCTACACGCCGGCTGAGTCTACTACAGATGCTATTGATTTTGTGCATATGTGGCTGAAAGACAATGAAAGCCGTGATTTTACAGTACGCGATGCCAAATTTGATAAAGCAGAAGCCGTATTACTTCCAACAGACGTTCAAGAAAACAAAAGCAATACGTTCGCTAAATACGAATGAGATTCCCTCTCTCTGAGAGAAGCATAGTTGACATAAAATGTACAGAACAAATTCTTTCAGAGTTCCCCCAATTATTGTTCTTTGGGGATATAATTGATAAGGGCGTTTATTTTGACGCTACCAAATTCTTCCAAAATACCAATTCGACAAAAAGTGTCGATGGTTTCCTAACTACTTATGATTACATGATTGCTCAGATTCAATCTGGGTATGAAGTGCCCAATGAGGACGTGTGCTGTGTAAATAGCGACGGTCACATGTTGATACACTCCAGTTTAATCATTCTTTTCCTCTCATTTGCGGTGGAGGGCTTCTTGTCTCATACGTGTGCAAGAGTCTTCGAGTTATTTACCAACGGGTTCACTGTGTCGGATTCGATGCTGGAAGGTATGTCTGCGGACAGGTTTCACGATATTGCAGAAAGGATGGTGAAACCATGAGTTTAACCGGAAGACGAGAAGCAATACGAGTTCTTGTATTTAATTCGCGTAAAAAACTAATCGCAACATATCACTCTTCTTTATGTGCTGCTAAAATGCTTAGGGTCACTCCTAATTCTATAAGAAGCGCGTGCACTGGAAAAACGATAGCTGTCAAGGGGCATTACTTTAGATATTTGCCTGACGATATCGAAGTAACCTTCGAAGATCTTGGTGTGCTAACCGTGAATGAGTATGATGATCTTTGCGGTGTGGACAGAAAAGTGTTCCCGAACGCTAGAATGAGTCGAGTTGGAATGAAGTATAAAGTAAACAAGAACAATCAACATGGAAGTGCAAATCATTAATAAGTCAAAACATCAACTGCCTCAGTATGCAACCTCTTTATCGGCAGGCATGGATATTCGAGCTAATATTTCAGAATCTATCATATTAAAACCTTTACAACGTTGTCTGGTTCCCACCGGATTATATATCGCTCTGCCTCCAGGCTTTGAAGCACAGATTCGCCCTCGGAGCGGTCTAGCTATCAAGAATGGGATCTCTGTTCTTAACTCACCAGGGACTATTGATGCGGATTATCGTGGGGAAATCTGTGTTATTTTAGTAAATCTTTCTTCTGAAACTTTTGTGATTGAAGATGGTGAGCGTATTGCCCAAATGGTAATAGCAAAGCACGAACAATCCGAATGGCAGGAAGTGAAAGTGCTGGGTAAAACAGAACGTGGAGCCGGTAGCTTCGGACATACCGGAAAGAAATAGTATAAACTTTCTAAATATCCAGCGCTACCTAGAAAGTGCTGGATATTAAAATAATAATGATCGATATGATAAATAAAATGCTTAAAGCGCAATTCAATAATAGAGCGATAAGAATTGTAGTTGAGGAAGATAGTAGTTTGTGGATTTGTATGTGGGATATCTGCAAAGCGATAAAACGACCGCAGTTATTAATCACTGATCCTGTAAAAGTAAAATGTAAATCAGCTTGCAAGATCGTATTTTCTAGTGAAGAAGATGTGGTTTTGGAATTATGGGCTATACGTCCTAGGGATGTGAAAACTCTTGTGAAATTTGTTCGGAATGAAAACAAGCAGATTTATAGTCTTTGTGAAAAGCTCATACAATGGGCTGAAAATCTACAGTCAGATATTAAGGCTGGAAACTTACCTCTAATAGAGTACCAAAAAGACAAAAAAGAAATGAATGATTTAGAAATATCCAAAGAGACGATAAGTTCAATTGAGATTGCAAAACTAACAGGAAAACCTCATAATGATATAATGAAGGCTGTTCGTGCAATGGAACCTGCGTGGCAAAAAGTACAAGGGGGGAATTTTTCCTTGTTGTTCAAAATCAGGGAATTACCTAATGGAGGGAAGAAAAATGACCCATATTATGAATTGACTAAAATAGAAAGCTTGTATATAGCCACCAAGTTCAATGACGAAGCTCGCGCTAAGCTGATCCTTCGTTGGGAGCAATTAGAAAAAGAGAAACAGGCCTCTATAGTTCAACTGCCAGATTTTACTAATCCGGTCATCGCCGCTCGCGCATGGGCCGACCAGGTTGAGAAAACTTTGTTATTGGAACAGAAAAATGATAATCAAGCAAAAGTCATTGGTAGAATGAAGCCCAAAGAAGTATATTATGACACAGTGATAAATGACAGAGAATATTATCCAACTTCTGCTATTGCCAGTGAGTTAGGAATGTCATATTATACCTTAGCAAATAAGCTGATGGCATTAGGTGTTATAGGTGCGGTTAAGCCAGAACATAATGGGGGACATAGTGTATATGTTCCTACTGAGAAATATGAAGATTGGATGGAGACAGTTCCCGTTGGTCCTAAAGGGAGGAAGCTTCTCCAATGGAATAAGAAGGGAAGAGTTGGAATCTTTGAATTGATTAATCCTGAAATGCCTAAATAAGACTGCTCATGAAAACAAGTATTATAAAAATTGAAGAAAGAGATGGAAAGCAAGCCGTAAATGCAAGAGGTTTACATGCTTTTCTTGACAGCAAACAGCGTTTTGTTGATTGGATTAAGGGGCGTATTGAAAAATATAGCTTTATAGAAGGAGAAGACTATCAAAAGCTATGCTTTGACTATCAAGGTAACTTGTTGAATGTCAGAGAACATAATTTTATGAAGTCTGAAAATCAGTATGTTAGCAAAACGGAATATGCTCTCTCAATCGGTATGGCAAAAGAGCTTGCTATGGTAGAGGGGAATGAGAAAGGAAAACAAGCAAGACGCTATTTTATAGAATGCGAACAGCAACTTAGTCAAGCTCATAGAATACCTCAGTCGTTTTCAGAGGCTCTTCAGTTGGCCGCAGATCAGGCTAGGAAAATCGAGGAACAGCAGAAAATAATAGAATATCAAGAACCTTTGGCAGTACTAGGCGATGCTGTTATGGAATACGATGACGATATAACCATTAGGGAGCTCTCTAAAATTCTTTGCCAAAATGGAGTTGATACCGGTGAGGTAAGATTAAGAGATCAGTTTAAGGTTGAAAAATATCTTAACCAAGACGGACTACCCTCTCAGCGTTCAATAGAAAATGGTTGGTTAGCTATTGCTAAAAGGTCATACGAACATCCTAAATATGGAATGCAAATATCTAGGAAGGCGATGGTGACTCCTAAAGGCCAAAAATACTTCGTTAATAAATTCTTAAAATCAAAACAACATGCAAACTAAAATAGAAAGCCTCCTGTCGGATATAGAAATGTATAATGAATCGTACAGAAAAGGAGACAGTAAGATTTCAGATTCAGAGTACGATAAACTTGTAGATGAACTGCGCGCGCTTGATCCGGATAATGACTGGTTTAAGCATATAGAACCATCTGCTGTTTCTTCTGGGAGAAAGGTGCAGCTACCAGTTCCTATGAAGTCTCTAAACAAAGTGAAAAGCATCGACGAAATAACTAAGTGGGCAAAATCACTAGGATTGCCGGCAAAGGCATCTGTTGTATGTATGCCGAAATTTGATGGAGCATCCCTTTTGTGTAATGAGCATACGAGAATGGCATATTCTCGCGGAGGAACGGAAAATGAAGGACAGGATTGTTCGAAACATTTAGATGCCGCTCGTATAATCACCTGTGATGCATTTATGTACACATACGGAGAGTTTATGATTTCTAATTTATCATGGGAGAAAAACTTCAAAGGGGTAATTTCCCAGTCAACAGGTGAAACTTTAAAGTCTCCACGGAACACTGCCGCTGGGATGATAAACAGTGATGAACCGTCTGAATTGATTAAATATGCCACGTTCTTCCGGTATGGAGTTGATGACTATACTTTAAAAGGGTACTCTACGTTTACGCAAGTGATAGGGAGTTTATGTGCAACATATGGGCAGGACCGCTTATTTCAAACATTGACGCTTGATTCATTGACCGATGAGTTCCTGAATAAAACGTTCGCGAATTGGAGAACTGAATATCCTATAGATGGTCTTGTAATATATGTGGATGACCTATCTATATGGGAGAGCGCTGGAAGACAATCTGGCACAGGAAACCCATTGTATGCGATTGCTTACAAGAACCCAGAGTTTACGGAATCTTTCGTAACTTCTGTAAAAGGGGTCACATGGAAAGTTAGTAAATCAGGAGCTCTTAAACCTGTAGTAAATATTGATGCAGTCGATACTGGTGATTGTTCGATGGAAAATCCGACAGGATATAATGCTGGATGGATTAGCAATATGGGAATTGCCAAAGGTGCAGAGATCGTAGTTACTCGTTCTGGAGGTGTTATTCCGAAAATTCTATCAACCACCAAGGCGGCTGACCAGGATGACTTATCTGAAATGTGGGATGAACTTGCTTTGTGTCCTAGTTGCTGTTCTGAGACGAAATGGGATGACAAATATGTAGAATTATACTGTACGGACCCTAATTGTTCCGGCGTTCGTCTGGCGAAGGTGATTCATTTCTTTACTGTAAGTGGAGCTGAAAATATGGGTGAAGAAAGCTATAAAAAGCTTTTTATTGCCGGATTTAGAAGCGTTAAAGACATACTGAACATCACTCCAGAGGATATTCTTGACATCGATGGATTCGGTGAAAGTACTGTGGATACCATAATGTCAAACAATAAAAAAGTCATGGCTGGAATGGATATGGCTACCTTGATGCACGCAAGTGATTGCTTTGCTGGTATTGGAAAAGTTAAGGCGCAAAAGATTATAGATGACATGAGTGAAGAAAAACGCTCCTTATTCTATGATGGGGAGTATGGCTTTTCTTATGGATTCTTTGATACAGAAGAGTTTAAAAAGCTTTCTAAAACGATGCAGGCTTTTTTATCAGGTATAGATTCGTTCTATAAGTTCTTAGAGGAAACGAACATTCCAGTTTTGGCTTTACAAAAGCAAGAAAAGAATGAGAATGACTTCTGCTCTGGAATGAAAGTATGTTTCTCAGGAGTTAGAGATTATGAGCTGGAGGGTGTCATAGTGAAAGAAGGTGGTGCTATTGCTTCCGGAGTTTCAAGGAATACTACTCACCTGATTGTAGCAGATCCTAACGCTTCAACGTCCAAAATTCAAAAGGCCGGACAGCTAGGAATTGCTATTATGACAATTGAGAATTTTAAAAATACTTATTCTCTTTAATTATTAATAGAGGGCATCCTTGCGGGTGCTCTCTTTTACAATGCTAATAAAATGGTAGATAAGTATATATGCTCGGTTTGTGGAAAGGAGTATTATGTGAATTACGTACCCATCCCAGATCGTACAAGGGTTTTAAATCTAGTGGATGAGCGAAATATCTGTTGGAGTTGTGCGTATTGGACAAGTATATCGGAAAAACGACCGGATAATTTAGAGGTAAATGCTGGCGAATGTTTTGTACTCAATCCTTCAGGTGATGTCTTGTTAAGAGGAAGCAAAAGGGGGACGGTGTATATTCTGAAAGGGAAGATGAATGTATTCTCTTCAAATGAAGCCTGGAGGATAGGCAAAGTTCCTGCTGCTTTTCGCGATAAGTTCCCTGATACTTGTCGGATTATTGATAAGGATGTCTATCGAAAGTTAGACTGCAATCCTTTTATCTGCAAGAAGAAGGGGTGTTGGGACCGGTATCATTGCCTCCGGTATGATATGGAACTGGAAAGAAATGGTGCTTGGAATATTGTACCCGCCAAGCATAAAGTCGGAGATGAGGGGTGCGAATGTTTTATTGATAAAAAATTAGTATTATGAATATTCTGATTATGTTCTTTTTCTTATTGATCTTATTTGCTTTAGGTATGCTATGGTCAATTCTTATTAATATCAACAAAAAGGTGGATTATTTCACAAACCTTATTTGTGGTGGATTAGATACGTTAGAAGAACGTGCGTTGTTTATACAAAATATAGGTTGCTTTTCTGTTCCGGTTTTGCAAAGCTTATTGGCTGGAATGAAACAGCAAGCAGTTGCGAGTGAAAACTACGAGTTGGCTAAAGAGTTGGATAAAGTTCTTAAAAATATCGACAGCTTCTGCGTTGAGCAAAAACAAAAATATGAAAATTAGAATACAGAAAAATTTCGATTCAAAAACAAAAGAAGACTTGTTTGGGATCAGTATAATGCCGGAAGGTAGTGTTCGGTATTGTAAATATCCGGTTGGACACCAAAAATATAAAACTAAAGAAGAAGCGGAACAGGCAAGAGATAAAGTGAAAGAAATTCTTGACAATGGTGGCGAAATTGTGTATTCTCCTAAAGGAAGTGCTGGAAAGAACCGGCATGAGTATGTGATAATTAAACAGTGTGATGATCTTCCAGATATAACTTGGGATAAACCAATTACTAGGATATGAGGACAATACAAGAAATGAAAGAGGCGAAAAGTAAGCTGGAGAAGGATATGATGGATCTAGTGTTTAAGTTTGAGCAGGATTACGGTGTGGTTATATCTGATGTCGGGATTGAAAGATGTACTCATTGGTCTGTATTTGGGAGATCGGCGCTTCTTGATACGATAAAGGTGAAAGTTGAATTATAAAAAGATAAAGTATGAAAGAATTAGTCGAAGCATTTGTGATATTTCGAAAATATGCAAAGTTTACCTCGCAAGTCTATTATGATCGTGGGGTATTATATGTAAGTGTAAACCCATCTGCGATATCTATGGAGGATAAAGAAAAACTCGCAGCTTTGGGATTTCCAGTATGGGAGCATGAGACAAATGGACATTCGCTATATTCTTTCAATAAATTTAGTAACAACAAATAAAATCAATTATGAGAATACATAAGAGATCAGAACATCCTAGAATGGTTGAAGGTGAACAATTTTCTGTTGACGTAATAACGTGTGATGAAAATGGCCTTATTAATTTAGGCTTTTACAATTTCGACAGTGATACGTGGAGCTTTCATACAGACACATTATACGATTATACAAATATTGAATTTGTCTGGATGTATGTTCCGGTGAATAGAATGGTAAACGCTTTGGAAAATAAAGAGCATGAACGAAGATAATAAAATAGCAACATATGGGCATCATTTCCATCAATATGCGGAAATGATTGGAGCGCCTAATGTACATTCAGTATTTGAGTATTTACTGGATTGCTATATGAGTAATATCCGGACTGGAAAGGATGGGGAGTTTAAAATTTCTGTTCGTAAGATATCTCTAACGAGAAATCTGCATAGAAAAACTGTAGAGTCTAGCATTGAAGTTCTGGAAAAGATGGGGCTTATAAAGTGTTCAGCTAGCTTGTGTGATATAGACTTAGATAGATATGTATCTCTGGTTCGTACATTCGTCAATCTGGAGAAGGATGATAAGGCGAAGTTTAGAGAGTTTCTTCAGAATGGAGACTACGATTCTTTGGAACGTATAGGATATTCCTGTCAGATCGGAGCTGGAAGTGAGGCTGTGTCTATGAAAGGTGGAATGGTACAAATATGTACCACCCACATAATGAAAGCTGACGAGGTGGTACAAAATTGTACCACTTCTAATGAGTCGGAGAAAAGTTGTACAAAAATGTACCACCCTGACGAAAATTGTACAAATATGTACCACTTGTTATATGAGGTGGTACAAAAATGTACCACTTTAGCTAGTCAGATTGTAAAACAGCTCGGAAAAGATAAGGTAAAGGAGACGAAGTGGTACAATATTGTACCATCTGATAATTGGTCGATTGATGAAAGTGGTACATTTTTGTACCACCCCGGAGGACGCGATAGTGAAAGTTGTACAAATATGTACCACCTTGATGATTTCCTAGAAAGAGCGGAGTCTGGTGATTTGAATTCTGATAGTTTCGATATTGTCTTGTCTCAGCTACTGGTACACTTTTGCATCACAACCGGTACATATATGTACCACCCCGACCTAAAAAGTGGTACATATTTGTACCACAGTAATAATAATATAATAATAAAAAAGAATATGCTAGATGAACGTAGTGAATCTAGTAATAAAGGGGAAAAATCGAAAGAAACAAATTTAGAAGATAAAGATTATGAAAATTTAAGGTTTAGATCTGAAAAGGGTTTGGAAGGGGATAATGATGATAATTCCCAGATTGAAGAAAAATATTTAGGGGAAGGTTTAGGTAAGGGTTTGGGAGAGGATAACGATAATATCAACTCCCAGCCTGAAGAAGAAAATATTGAGGGGGTCAGGGTCGAAGAGGTGAAGGAAGAAGTTGAAGAAGGTTTCGACCCAGCTAAAAGGGCTATACTTGATAACGTAAACGTTACCCACCTGAAGAACGTTGAGAAGAACAGGATAAAGTCTAGGACTCCTTTCTTCCCGCCTAATGAAATTGAAGATGTTATCCGGAACATTGAGTCTTGTTTAGATCGTCCAGATAAACTCTTTATAAATCGTTTTTGGGATATCGTCTTTGAAAGTGAGATTGAAACTGATGAAGATTTGGAAAAAGACGATAAAGAAGACGGCAATGAAGAAAGACCGGTAAAGGATATCTTTGATGATATGGAGGGTTGGAAGATTGATTGTTATAGTAATGTTACTGCCAACTATTTGAGACAAGCATACGATGAGGTTCAGGAAGCTTTTGATAAAGGCTATATAGAAACTGAAAATAAGAGGCTCTCAGTCAACTTTAAAGAAATGCTCCCTCCGGAAAGTGTAGAGATTATATTAGGCTTTGAGGTTTATAGAAACGCTGGGAGGGAGTATCATATCATCTCAGCTAAAATGATTAGAGACATTACTAGAGCTCTTCCAGAACTTGTTGATGTTTCTAAGCTAACCAGAGAGGAAAGGTCTAAAAAGAAGCGAGACGATTTGTTATACCTCCAGAAAATAATTTCTATGGCTATGTACGATGATGAATACGAAAAGCTCACTCCAGTTGAGAAAGAGGTTTATCTATTCATGGACAAGTTTTTCATTATAGACTTCGACAATATAGACTGGGAACCTAATGACGAGACACAAATTATAACGAGTGTCAATAGCAGTTCTATCCGCCCCAATAATCTAAGCTTCTTTATGTCTAAGATGTCGTGCTGTACTGAGAGTGAGTTTATAGACTTGACTACAATGGGAAGGGACGATTGCGGAAACCATGAAATAAGTCAGAAGAGAGTCTTTTATGCGGATAAGATAAGGGACTTGAACGCTATGAGAGGTTTTGAGAGTGTAGTAGACTCTTTTGAAGTTGATTTAAAGCCTCTGTATTAAACAAACTAAGCCACACTTCCAGCTAAATCTAAAAAGCTGTTGGTGTGGCTTCGTGTATTGGTTTATTCTTCTGGGATATCTTCAGGTCTTGCTAAGATACATCTAAGGGCTTCCAGTATTCCATCTCTAAAGTCCTCAGCATCTTTTTGGTTAATGAAGAAGTTGCCGGCGGACTTTCTTAGCATATTAGCTTTCATCTGGGGGTTGGCTTCTTTTCGTACCACGTGAAGAGTCTCGTTGACGTACCAGTGTGTTCCAGTGATATTGTTATCGTCCAGGTATAAGGGCTGTATCCTTTCCATTCGTTCGTTCCACTTTTTGCCAACTTTCATAAGAGCTCTCGTAAGTTTAAGCTTATCTTTCTCCTCAATTGGAAAGAACGTGCAGTCACTAATGTTGCAGAAATACATTTTAGGTTCATGCTGCAATTCTTTTGTTTCTAGGTTCTGCCAGAAGCATAGAATAACTCTGCCGTATTTATCTATCTCCCGAACAATGGCTAAGTATGTTTGATTGTTATATAGCATGATTACCCTTTCCCAGTTTTCGGGAATATATCTATTGGTTATTTGATGGGTGAAAATGTCGAATTGCTTATCATTCTCTAACAATAGATTCATAAGCTTGGATTTATCCTCCGGATTTGCCACTTTTAAGCCCATTGTTGGCGTTTTTGTATTGGTAATGATAAGTTGCTCATCCTGGTTGATGAACGCTTGAATTTGGGCTTTATTTGAGCTGCATCTTCCGAGGATTGAAATAACATCTCCATTGTACACGATATCGCCTGGAGAAAAGCCATTATCCATCCAGTCTTCAAATTCAGCTATAGTAATTCCATCCGAAGCGTCAAATCCCTGATTATAATTAATTCTCTTAGGACCAAATATACGCTGGCAATAAAGTCTAATCTCATTCCAGTCATTTGCTGATTTCGGTTTGTTATAAGCTAAAAAGGTTTTTATCTGACTTTTGGACTTCATAGGCACATTTTAGTTGTTTTCTTCCTTCTTTGTGCAAAGATAGGGACTTCTTTCTTTCTTCAAAGTAAAAAATGGGAAATTACGGGAAAATGAGACTCAAAAAATAGGGGTCCGGAAAAATTTGGGAAATGGTATAATGAAAATCTATATTTTGGGAACTTTTCATTATGCTATAAGTTACTATATATAATAAGGTATAGGAAAATGCAAAAACTATGGTTAGATATTAGTGGTTAGCTGGGGGTGGTGACGGGGATTTTGTGATTTAATTATGCTATCTTTCCAGACCTTTTTGGGAAGGGGTGGGAGAGAGGATATTGAAAAGCTGGAAAGTGAATCATTTTGGTGAAAGTAGTTACCAGAAAACCAAACTCAAAAATGGGGCCGTAATATATATATGGTATCCGCACCACAAAGAGCACCCTCCCTCTTATTTTTATTGTAAATGCATTGTAAATCAGACGTTTAAAACTTCTTCTTTGTACAAAAGTGGAATAAATAGACTATATTTTAACGTATCTATAAACTTTTTTAGATATGTGAATAAATGTAAATATATTTCATATTTTAACATCGTTTAACTAATATGTTTTATTACTCTATTCTTGTATCGTTTATAGAACAATGAAAATATTTTAGTATGTCTATTCATTGTCCTATTTTTAATTTTCTTTTTGGCTTATTATTGTCCACACGCGTACACAACGCACACGCACAACGCAAGCGCACGCACACTCGTACACGTGTACCCAAGCGCGGTAATGATGTACACTTGTACGCGCACAAATATAATAAAGGATGAAATATTTTAACAGAAAATGTAATACAAAATATATTGAGTATTTAATATGCTTATTATCAGATATTTAAGACCAAAAAAGAAAATAAATTTTGTTTTTTATTAAAATGATATTGTTGTTTTAAAAACTTGCTTTACCTTTGCAAAGCATTCGGAAACAAATACACCGTTTGCAAAAGCGTTCCTTAACAGAGTGTTAAAAAAGAAAGGTTTGATATCACATTCTTTGCAGTTATACTGTTTAGCGTGATTCATTCAAATTATATTTGTTTGTTTCGTTACTATCTGATAGAGCGGCAAACCTTTTGAGTATTAATATACCAACCTGAAAACTTTAATGTAGCCTACATTCATACAATGAGCGTAGACGGTTGCAAGCCCGTACAAATACAGAGCAAAGAAAAACGAAACAATTTAATATTAACAACTTAAAAATTACAACTATGTTACAAGAAATTAAATTTACAGGTTTGAATCTTAGCGACTTATCTTTGAACGCTAACAGTATTTACCTTATCAAGTCTTCAGAACGTGAAAACAAACAAGGTGAACTAATCAAAACAGTTAAGACTCTAGAAATTAACAAAGTAGACAAAACAGACTCTTTGTCAGCCGTTTCTACCCTTGCCAAAGTTGCATTAGCTGAGTTTAAAGCTGCAACCGAATTAGATACGGAATTTCGGACTTTTGACGGTACGGACATTGAAACGGGTATAAAGTCACTTCGCTTGCTCCGTTCGTACTTGTCTAATAACCTTGTAATATGGAAAACAGATAGTAACGGCAAACTTTCAAAAGCGGTTATTTCTGAGATTCCGTTGAACAAAACAGCTCTTAATGTCAATGAAAAAAGTGGTTTGCTTAAAGTTGAAAAATCTAATTTAAAAGCGGCTATTTATCAGCTCTCAAAGGGTATTATCGCTCAAACATCCTATTTATCCTTAGTAGGCAAACAGCTTGAAACTATAGAGACGCTATGTAATATATCAGAGGAACAACCCGCCACGACTGCAAAGGTAAAAAATAGCAAGGTAAAAACCGCCACGACTGCAAAGGTCTCTTTAGCCTCTTAAAAATCATATCGATATAACGTAATAGAGCCGTACCTAAAAAGTGCGGCTCTTTTGTTTACATACGTGTACGCCTATGTGTGCTCGTATGTATGTGTGTGCTCATGTGCACCTATGTGTGTAGGCGTGTGCCTGTATACGTATGTGTGTATGTGTGCATGTATCGTTGTGTCCATTTAGCGCGAAAAGAATCAAATTTTCCCAGGGTTCACCGGGATCAACTTAAAATTATAGAATCATGAAATTAGGAGATATTTTAGGCGTAGATAAAAGATTGTCTACCGTTAAGGTCATAAGTGCGACCATTTATAGCACATTATCCCAGAATGACGAAAGTAAGATTCTGGAATTATTGAGTCAAAACGCAAGGTTTTTCGTGTTCCTTGGTGGACTGGGAAATGAAATATTAGTGGTGAAAGAGCGCTCCACTGTATTAGCAAAAATTGTGTCTCATCGTGTCGTGCGGTCTGTGAATAGTCGTGTCCTGTATTTTAATAACGGGCGAATGACCGAAGTAACGAAAGAGAATGTAGCAGACGTATATAAAATGCTTTCCCAGCGTGTTCCCGTACCAGTGTGCCCGAACGGTATGGAAAAAGTATATGTGGAGCGCAAAAAAACAGACATTTTCCGGGAAGGTATGCCGGAACGTCGCAATAAAAAGCCCGCTAGACATGGATATATTCGCACGTTTGTTGCTAATTCGAATATGAATTTGATGTAATAGTTTCTGTATATAGTTGTTGAACGAAGCCGTAGGTGTCCCAGTGATGTCTACGGCTTTTTAATTATGTGAAAAATGAGTACAAAAGGAAGCGAGACTACAGCGGATTATATACCTTGGGATGAAGCTATACGGCTGATAAAAAGCCTATACAATGACAAGAACTATCGTATGAGTTTATTTGTGAGTATTGGATGCTTCTGGGGACTTCGTGTGAGCGATATACTAGAACTGAAATGGAGCACTATATTAGATGTGAAGAGCTTTACTGTAAGAGAAATAAAGACAGGGAAAAGCCGTAGTATCAGCGTAAACGAACAGTTGCGGAGACATATACGCAAGTGCTACGAACAGATGCACCCAAAATCAGTAGATTTCCCAGTGATAGCCAACCGGCTAGGAGAAAAGATAACTACGCGTTATTTGAACCAAGAACTAAAACGAATCAAAGTGAAATATAACTTACATATAGACAGAATAAGCACCCATAGCCTTCGCAAAACATTCGGCAGACAAGTGTACAATCTTGGCGGCAAAAACGCTGAATTATCGTTGATGAAACTGTGCGAAATATTCAACCATACCTCAGTTGCAGTCACTCGAAGATATTTGGGGCTTAGAGCTGAAGAGCTTGCCGAAACATACGAATCACTGTCATTTTAATAAACAAAAGAATGAAAGATACTAAAGAAACCAAGATAATAGATAACAAAATCTACGTAAAAATAGCAACATGTACTGGAAGCAATCTCCAGATATATGCAGCAAATTATTAATCCTTAAAAAGCAAAGTTATGAAAAAGAGAATCGTAAAAACAGAATGGAAAGTGAACTATATAAAGGTGTTAACTTGCAATAATACCCGTGTGAACAAGATTATCCCAGCTACTCGCAAACTGGTAACTAACAACGCTTTGAACGTATGAAAAAGAATGACGTTTCCAGTTTCTTCTACTATATGTGGAATAGTTGGTGTGAGGAAGAGTGCAAAATTGTATTTGCCAGTGAAGGATGGCAACATTTCTGGGGTAAGTGGACATCTGCTTATAATGAAGGTGGTGTACGAGGTGCTTCTGAGAGATTTTTCGCCGAGCTAAGTTTATCTAATCAAGATTTATTAGTGAAGCGTGCGATAGAACTATATGACCGTAAAAGCAGAATAAAACTATGACATACATAAAAGGAGCGATAGTACTAATAATGTGCTACGTCATGTTGAAAGCGTGTGCGATGGATTATAAGTGTAATGTACTTGACTCTATTCCAGAGCGTGAAAAGGAAGTGCTTTTCCAGGAGTGTCCGAGCCGGGATCTGTCGGTTCTTAGTGATTATTACCTGGAACACAAAGACCGGATACAAGCCGACATACAGGCTGACATGGACTACGATAAAGAGATGGAAGAATATAAAATTAATCACCCAGAAGAATTTGAAGATGAACTTGAATGAATTAGGGCAATTGGTGGATTCCAATAAGCAAGAAATAAACAGGCTTAAAGAGGAAATTGATAATAGCGTTTTTAAATACGCTACGACTATATTTGAAGATGGTCAACGTGTCATATATAGATGCGAAGACCATTGTTTTAATGGAATGGAATATGAAATAGTATTGCGGCGTCCTGGTGATTGTGGTGTAATTACTAATTCAATTTGGGGGACTATGTTGTATATTAGTTGTCTTCCTGTTAAAAAGAACGGTGAAGTGGCTAAGATAGGAATGAAATCTTTTCCTATAGAATATCTTAAACCTAAGTAATCATGGAAGCAATAATATCCACCGGTTCCCATACCCTAACGGTTCCGGCTGAAAGCGTATTTATAGATGCGTCAATCAATTTGCAATATTCCCAGAGTACGACTTCTTTCTTAATATTCAACAAACTTAGAGACCTGGGAATAAAGTGCTATCATGTTGGGAAGAATGCACCGCACGGACCGTATGTGGCGGTGTATTTGGCGGAAAATAAAGATACTAAAATTTTAATTCAATAAATAATGAGAAAAGGAATATTGTATTGCCCATATTGCCTAGAAGAGGCTCTGAAATATGCAATAATTGATATTGACGGAACGAATATTGAAGAGGGGTATTCTTGCAAGGAATGTGGAGCGGAGTTTATAGGAATTGAGAATGAGGAAGTGATTCGAGTAAACAGGGTTAAAAAGATATCTCCCAGCACACAAGTTTATAATAGATTGTTGAAAAAGCTCGATTGTAGTCGTGGTGCACCTATGGGGCGCCCCAATATAGGAACCAAAGATGATGCAGAAGGAAAGCGAATCTATTGTCGATATGTTCCTCTTGTTTATGATGGAGCGTATGATCGTGGCGGTGCTTACTGGGGGTACGGTGCTCCTTTGTATGTTGAGTTTACGCTTGATAGGTCTTATGTTAATTTTTACAGAAAAGAATAAACTAGCCATGCTAAAACGAGCCAACTTTACAATCAAGTTTTCCATAGATGGGATTGATATGCAAGAAGAATACAGTCTTTCCTATAGAACGGAAGAATGGGACAATCTTCTTGACAATGAAAGGCTAAACCCTTCTCTCACACATATCCAACAGGCTAAACAGTATATAGCTAAGGATTTGGGTGTGCGTCGGCATTGGGTTACTGTGAATAATATATGCAAGATTCATAACCATTTAATTTTAGAATAATCATGGAAGAAAAGAAATATATCAATGTTGATAAAATGGAAGGAATGATACCGGAAATTATTGAACAAATGCGCAAAGAGTTATACGATACCAAATTGTGCATCTCTGATTTTGAGAAGTATGATTTGAAAGATCTTGAAAAGACCAATGAGCCATTTTTTTGGTTAGTGCGCACACACGGAACACATCTGTGTTTTATTGGCCCCAGTGTAGAAAGTATTTTTTCGTCAGAAAGTAACCGGTTTACAATTATGAGAGATTCGCTTGCTATTATCGCAAGTGTTTTTTATTTGGACGATTTGGGTTATAATAAGTATTTTTATTGGGATGGAGCACAGCTTCAAAAAGTAACCAAAGATAAGATGGTTTCAATATTCAATAATATATGGGGAAAGCGGATACAACAACTTTCCGTTCAATATCCGGAAGAATATGCAGCTATAAACAAACCATTGGAATTAAAAATGTCCCCGGAAATATCCAAATATGTAGAAGAAGTCAAGAATATTGCTTCGGAATTGCAAGATTCAAGTTTTGAGAACTGCTTGAAAACGCTACAGAGCTGGCCAAGAACCGTAGTTAATCAACATGTTGAAATATACGGTGATTTTGCAAAAAATAGCTTTGGCTTCTCTAATGTGATAAACGGAGAACGCAAAATTTGCGGCGGGATAATTATGTCCCCAAATGCGACTGAAAGACGTTGGAGTATTCATACATAAAACTATTGTAATATGAAAGAAAAGAAGTATATAAATATTGATAATATGGCGACATGCCTTTATCAAATTCTCAAAGATGCACGTGAAAGCCTGGTTGGTGATGAAAATAAAGATTTTATCATGGAGAACTTTTCGGATGAATATCTGGAAGATTACAGCAATGTAATGGCTTGGCAATTTAATTCTGATATGAAGAAATACTTGCATAATCCGGACCACAGGATCTGTGGTAATTTCAATAACATTGATTATGACTACCCTTATCATATTTATGGAGAGGTTACATACGACACACCTCTTGTAAGTGCCATGATCGCCAGACTAGATGCCGGTGAAGACAGCAAACAAGCTAACGAGGACCGTGACTTTCTTGTTGATTGGTTCTTTGAAACTTTCGGCACATGGGGAATATCCTATAAATTCCAGTCAAATATATCAGAGTTCCTTTATATGGAGTTTAAAAACCAACAATCTTAAATCAATGAAAACAATAACATTGCAACTGTACACTTTCGATGAATTGTCGGAAGAGGTACAAAAAGAAATTATTGAGCGTGAACGCTGGAATATAATGGGGCAGTGCATGGAGTCTTACGATTCAGATTATGTAACGTCTCTAAGAGCTTTCGAGAAATTGACAAATACCCAATCATGTAGTTGGAGTGTTAATTATAGCGGATACAACTTTAATTTTAAATATAGCTATAGTCCAATTTTTGAATGTCCGATTGATTGTGATAATGATATTTACGCAGAGGATCTGTGTGGTAAGTTATTATTTCGATATATCAACAATAATATTATGCCATACATTACACAGGGTAAATATTATTCATCTCCAGGCAAATATATAAATGAAAAATACACTTACAAATACAGACGAAGCCGTATTATCAAATCTGTAGGTGATGATTGTCCACTAACAGGTATGTGTTATGATTTCTACTTGCTTGAACCTATCATCAAATATTATAAAACTTGGTGCAGTTATCCGGACAACTTTTCGCTCACAGACTTGATAGAACAATGCTACGACAGTTTTTTCAAATGCTGGCATGAAGAATATGAGTATTGGGCCAATGATGAAAATGCAATCCGGGAAGAATTACATAACAACCAGTATGAGGACAGGTTGTATTATATGGATGGAAGAGTCTATAGTGGACCGTTAGATGATGTTGCATAATTAAAATTCATGAAACAATGGTACTCAATATCGTAAAAAATGGTGCAGATTCTTCTAGCATTTTAGAATGCGTGAGAAAAACTTTCAATAATTCTAAGGTAAGTATTAAAACAGACTATGAAATATCTGTTGATATTGAAGTAGTTGGCGAGGGTGAGCTGCACAGTTTGGGAGGACTAAAAGAACTGGAATATTATTTTAGAGACTATGACATCAGGATTTGGTAATTTTTAAAGCAATTAGCAATGGATTATAAGTATGGAATTATTTTCTTCGTTTACGATTGTGACGATGAAAGGGTCTTTAATAGAAGCTATATTGGCATAGCAAATGATTTGGATTCTTTTCCTGATTTGGATGATGATTTTGAGTTTTCTGAATTAGGTTCATTTGCATTGACAGAGGAGGGACGCAAAGTTTTTGACCGATGGTATGAAGATGTTTCTTGTGGTTACGACTTATGCTATGGAAGAATGAAAGGTATATGTCAAGAAATTGGAGGCACAGAAGAGAAATTATGGAATTATTTAACAACACGAGATTATTTAGCAAGATGTATTATAAAATAAAAAATAATTATGCCACAAAAATCAATGGAACCCTCAAAACAAATAAGATAAGGAATAAAATAATGAAAGAAGATTTAATGTTTTGCCATTTAGGTAATGGCGTATCTGTTTGTGATAGGTTGAGAAAGGAGCTAATATGAAGAATGAATATTTTAATATGATAGGTCAAAAAGCACCCGGCGGAAAGATGATTCTTATGGCTGTTGTGCCAGATGATTTATTTGGCATAGAAGTGCCTAATATTTTTCAGGTGCAAGCTGTTAGGACTATTCCAACCATCTATACAGGAACATACCCAACTATACGGGTTGTTATTGACAAACTGGAAGCAAGAGAGGACTTAACAGGCAAAGGAATAGCAGGTATAGCTACTGGTGAAAATTGGTACAATGTTTCTCAGGAAGATAAGAATGAATACGGTGTTAACATTAACCCATAACAAGACAAAAATGAATATGGAAAAGTTTGAATACGAATTAAATGAAAAGAACACATGCCTTACTCCTTGTCCGTACACAAAAGGTATGTGGGTGGGCAGCGTTGTTTGTAAATCTAAATGTAAACACAATTTGCATACAGATGAGATTGCAAAGATTGTGAAATGTGGCGCTGACAAAGCTTATGATGGCCAAAATGCAAAATCGGTCTGGATGCGCCTGGGGATAACCTTAACTGGGAGCCAGGAAGATATAGAGAAGGTGCTGCAAGGTGACTCGAAAACTCTTCGTACTCTTTTAGAGAACAGACAATATAAAATAGAGGGTGATACATATATACCAGATACATGTGTTTGTGAGTATAATGATGCTAATAAAACAAATTTTGAAGAATATCAAATTCAATTTGAATTATCAAGATTTTAAATAACCTTCAAATAAAAATTAGTAATGAAGAAAATATATAAATATCGAATACTATGGTCTTTGTACTGTATCTGTACGATTCCCGCACTTCCAATTATTTTTATCACTTATATATTTGATAGAATTAGTGATTGGATTAGTCGTATGTACGAATCGGTAAAAGATGAAATTATCAGAAAGTATAAACCATCATAACAATAACAATAATGAAGATAACCGAAGATGATGTAGATATACTTCCGGGTTGCGTAATAATTGAAACGCTTAATCAGGAAAGGGATGTAAACAAATTGATGTACATCCATGAAGAACTTGCTCTAAAAGGTTACTTATTGGACGTGTGGGACTATGACTATATGGGCTTTTTCACTGCTGGGTTACACTCCACTACGGATGCTAATATAACCAACCATCGAGAGTACAAAGAGGAATTCATTCGGGACTTGGTGAATTGTATTAATGAACATTTGAAAGAGTAACGTAAAACAAGATAGAAAGGAATAAATATGACTTATCATGCAAAAAGACAAGGCGAAGATGCTTTCTCAAAGAAAGTAGCCCGAAAAGATACAAAATGTTTTATATGCGCTGAATCAATA